TTTAATTAATTTAAAAATGGCAATTAAGAAAAAAGATTTTAAGTCGTTGAAGAAAAAATTTTCTTCTTCTGCGAAGTTTAAAGCACAGAGATTTTTAGATTTAGGATCTGAATTTTTGGATGCGGTTGGAGTTCCAGGACCTGCAATTGGACATTTGAATATGTTTTTGGGTCACTCAGATACTGGTAAAACAACTGCACTAGTAAAAGCGGCTGTTGATGCACAAAAAAAGGATATTCTTCCAGTTTTTATAATTACTGAACAGAAATGGTCTTTTGATCATGCTAAGATAATGGGTTTAGAATGTGAAGAAGTTGTAGATGAAGAAACAGGTGAACTTGATTGGGACGGGTTTTTTCTTTTCAACAATAACTTTGAATATATTGAACAAATTACTGAATATATAAATCAGTTGATAGATGCTCAAGACAAAGGTGAAATAGAATATGATATGTTGTTTTTGTGGGATTCTGTAGGTTCAGTTCCATGTAAGATGACCTATGATGGTAAGGGTGGAAAACAACATAATGCTGCGGTTTTAGCCGACAAGATCGGAATGGGCATAAACCAAAGAATTTCAGGATCTAGAAGATCTGACTCTAAGTTTGAGAATACATTAGTGATTGTTAATCAACCATGGGTAGAATTACCAGATAATCCATTTGGACAACCTAAAATAAAGGCGAAAGGTGGTGAAGCAATCTGGTTAAATTCCTCTTTGGTATTTCTTTTCGGAAATCAAAAGAATGCTGGTACAACTAAAATTACTGCGGTAAAAGATAAAAGAAAAGTTAAGTTTGCATCTAGAACTAAAGTTTCGGTAATGAAAAATCATATAAATGGATTAGGGTATGAAGATGGTAGAATTTTGGTTACTCCACATGGTTTTTTGGCTGGTAAAGATAGTACTGAGGAAAAAAAATCGATTGAAAAATATAAATCAGAACAATCTGAATATTGGAAGAATACTATAGGTATTGGTAGTGATTTTAGTTTAGTTGAAGAAAAAGATTGAAGTGAAATCATTGTTAATTGATGGAAACAACCTATTCAAAATAGGGTTTCACGGTGTAAGGGATTTTTACTTTAAGGGTAATCACATTGGTGGGATATTTCATTTTTTAAATACATTAAAAAAATTCCTAGAGGAATATCACTATGACAAAGTTATTGTGTTTTGGGATGGTGAGAATAACTCGTCTAGAAGGAGAATCATATCGTCACATTATAAAGATAATGATAGATCTGATTACAGATTTAACGACCCTAAAAAAGATTCGCACGAATATCAAATTAATAGGGTCAAAGAATATTTAGAAGAGGTTTTTGTGAGACAAGTACAGGTCGATGAACTAGAAGCGGATGATATGATTTCTTATTATTGTAAAATATCTAATGATGAAGAAAAAACAATTTTTTCATCTGATAAAGATTTGACACAATTGATAAATGATGATGTAAAAATTTATTCACCTTTAGACAAGATTTTTATTACTAAAAATGAAAAAGTCAAGATTGATAAAATAGAAATTCCTCACTATAATGTAGTAACTTACAAAATAATTAGAGGTGATAGATCAGATAATGTATTTGGTATTTACAATTTAGGTGAAAAAAAAATATCGAATTTTTTCCCAGAAATATTGAATACTAAAATATCCATAGAAGAAATAATAGAAAAAACAAAAAAATTATATAAAGAAAACCCAAAAAATAAAACTTTAGAAAATATACTATTAGGTAAAACAAAAACTGGTGTTTATGGACTAAGTTTTTTTGATACAAACAAAAAATTAGTAGATTTAAATACGGATTACTTGAAACTAGAAGAAAAAGAAATTTTAAATGAAATACATAGTGATGTCATCGATCCAGAAGATAGGGGTTATAAAAACCTAATTAGGATGATGAAAGAAGATGGATTATTTAAATATCTACCAAAAGATGATAGTTGGACTAGTTTTATCACTCCTTTTTTAAAACTGACTAGAAAAGAAAAAAAGAAATTTAATCAAAATAAAAAATAAAATTATGAAAGAAAAAAATGATTTAACAAAACTTGAATTCGTAATTAATTTAAACGAAAATATTGTTATACAAAGATTTTTTAATGTTAAAGGTTATAATGAAGAATCTAATAAAAGTTTAGAGCTTTATGATTATGTTAAAGATTTAGGTGAAAACCTGCAAGAAAAAATGAAGGACGGTACACACGATTATTTATCAAACCACTTGTCACAAATAATCATGGATCCTCAGAGTATTGAAACTTCTAAAACTGATGAAGACGAGTACTTTTATCTATCAATAAAAAACGGTGATAAGACAATTTGTCAGAGAAGTTGGAATGCCAAATTATACCCCCCAAAGGTAAGATATACCCTTGACATTAGACCCAGAGTAAAAAATATACTTAAAGATTTAACTGACATTTTTTCAGAGAAAAATTTAAGCTATGAATACATGGATTATAACCTTTGATATGACTATTTATTATTTGTCTACATTACTAAAATCTTATGAATAAAAACATCAATTTCGGATATCTTGGAAACACGTTTCAAATTCAACTTATTAATAATATTTTACTAGATAATGAATTTGCAAATAGTATAATTGATGTAATTGAACAAAAATATTTTGATAATCAGTATTTTAAATTGATCATTCAAATGATCAAAGAATATTATCACAAATATGAACATACCCCATCGTATAATACTCTTGAACAAATTGCTAAGTCTGAAATTACTTCAGATATTGCTAGAAAGGTAGTAATCGATACTTTACAAAACATTAAAGATACGTCTAACGATGGTGATAGTTTTGTACAAGAGAAGGCTTTGAAATTCTGTAAACAACAAGAATTAAAAAAAGTAATGCAGAAAGCTCAAACCATAATTGATAAAGGAGATTTTGAATCCTATGATATGGTTGAAGAGATGGTCAGAGAAGCCTTACAAGTTGGTGAAACTGATATGGGTACATCAGATGTGTTCTTTAACCTAGATGAGGTATTACAAGATGATTATAGACACCCTGTACCTATGGGAATTGTTGGTATTGATAACCTTTTAAAAGGAGGACTAGCTAAAGGTGAAATAGGAGTTATCCTAGCACCGACAGGTGTTGGTAAAACAACAATCTTAAGTAAAATTGCAAATAATGCTTTCAACCTAGGTTATAATGTATTACAAATATTTTTTGAAGATAATCCCAAGATAATCCAAAGAAAACATTTTACTATGTGGACCCAAATACCACCAGATCAGTTAAGTGAACATAAAGACAAAGTTTTGGGAAAAGTAAGGGAAATAAAAGAAACTGTAACAAATAAATTAATTCTTAAAAAACTTCCATCAGATAGTCTTAATATATCTCAGATTAAAAATCAAATAAGAAAAATGATTGCGGAAGGATTTAAAATTGATTTGGTAGTACTGGATTATATTGACTGTATCAATCCTGATAAAGTCTTAGGTGATGAGTGGAAGAGTGAAGGATCTGTTATGAGAGGATTTGAATCTTTGTGTCACGAATTAAACATTGTTGGATGGACTGCGACACAAGGTAATAGAAGTTCAATTTCTTCAGATGTGGTAACAACTGATCAAATGGGTGGGTCGATTAAGAAAGCACAAGTAGGTCACGTAATTATATCAGTTGCCAAAACACTACAACAAAAAGAAATGAATTTAGCAACCATCGCAATTACAAAATCAAGAATAGGTAAAGACGGAATAGTGTTTGAAAACTGTAAATTTGATAATGAAATGTTGGAAATCAATACAGATCAGAGTGTAACATTATTAGGAATGGAAGAGCAAAAAGAAGAAAGGAAAAGAGATCGACTAAAGGAATTGATGTCCAAAAGAAAAGAAAGAGAAAATCAACAAAACTAAAATATAACAACAAAATGGAAGACTTATTAAACATGATCAACAAAGACATACGTTACGTAATAAAAAGAACTGGTAATAGAGTACCCTTTCAATCAGAAAAGATAGAGAGAGCAATACTTAAAGCAATGGATTCTATTAGTGCCACCGATGAAGAAATGGCTGCAAAAATAGCTAGAATATCCACAAAAGCTTTGTTTAGGAAGAATAAAGATAGAGTTCCACATGTCGATGACATTCACGATATGGTTGAGAATAAATTGATGGATAATGGTTTGAATGATATTGCTAAGGAGTACATACTTTATAGGGAAAGAAGAAGAAGAAATATCTTCTCTAAAAGAACTAATTTAAAACCTTATGAGTACCCAAACCTAAACGAATACGTTGATGCTATCAGACACTCATACTGGGTACACACAGAATTTAACTTTACTTCAGATATTCAAGATTTCAAAGTGCATTTGAATGAAAAGGAAAAGACCGCATTAGAAAGGGCTATGTTGGCAATTTCACAAATTGAAGTCGCAGTCAAATCATTTTGGGGTGATATCTACAAGAGAATGCCTAAACCAGAAATAGGTAATGTAGGTGCTACATTTGCGGAGTCCGAAGTTAGACATGCTGATGCATACTCACATTTAATACAATTACTAGGATTGAATAAAGAATTTGAAAATTTACTACAAGTACCAGCAATCAGAAGAAGAATTAAATACTTGGAAAAATCTATTACAACATCAAAGGCAGTTGAAAACAGAGAGTATTTTGAATCAGTGGTCTTATTTTCAATGTTCGTTGAGAATGTTTCATTATTTTCTCAATTCTTGGTGATTATGTCATTTAATAAACATAAAAATATGTTAAAAGGTATAAGTAATGCGGTTGAAGCTACATCTAAAGAAGAAAACATACACGCTGAGTTTGGATTTGATTTGGTAAACCTAATCAAACAAGAAAATCCAGAATGGTGGACTGAAGAGTTAATCGATGATTTAATTTTAGCTACTAAAGAAGCGTATGAGGCTGAAATAGAAATTATAAACTGGATCTTTGAGAAAGGAGATCTGGACTTCCTTAGTAAAAAACAAACAATGGAGTTTATTAAAAACAGATTTAATCTATCTTTAAACTCCATAGGTATTGATAATATATTTGTTATTAACGATACTTTACTAGAAACCACTGAGTGGTTTGATGACGAAATCTTAACTACTAAACACACAGACTTCTTTAACAAGAGAAGTATCAATTATAGTAAAAAGGCTAAGTCTATCACAATGAACGATTTATTTTAATACGATATATAATAAAAATGAAAGAAAGAGTACCATTTGATTGGATAAATGAAGAATCAGTAACATTCTTAAGAAGAGGTTACTTGAGTGAGGGTGAGGAACCCCTCGAAAGAATAAAGACAATAGCAAACCATGCAGAAAAATTGTTGGATATTGATGGATTTGCTGAAAAGTTTTATGAGTATATGGGTAAAGGATGGTATTCTTTATCATCACCAGTTTGGGCAAACTTTGGTAAAAAAAGAGGATTACCAGTAAGTTGTTTTGGATCTAATATTGGTGACAATATAGAATCTATACTATACACACAGGCTGAGGTTGGTGAAATGAGTAAAATGGGTGGAGGAACTTCTGGTTATTTTGGTAACATTAGAGGTAGAGGATCTGAAGTTACTGATAATGGTCATGCACCTGGAGCAGTTCACTTTATGAATCTCTTCGAAAGTGTAGTTGATAATATCTCACAAGGATCAACTAGAAGAGGTAGATTCTCACCATATCTACCTATAGAACATCCAGATATTCTCGAATTTTTAGAAATTGGTACCGAAGGATTTCCAATTCAAGATTTAACACATGCAGTCACTGTAACAGATGAATTTATGAGAGAGATGATCGAAGGTGATCAGGATAAAAGAGCAGTATGGGCGAAAGTTATCCAAAGGAGAGGTGAAATCGGTTACCCATATATTATGTTTACCGATACAATGAATAAAAAATCACCTGAAGTGTATCAAGATAAAGGTGCAAAAATATATAATTCTAATCTTTGTTCAGAGATTGCTTTACATAATTCAGAGGAAGAATCTTTTGTTTGTGTTTTATCTTCTATGAATTTGTTACATTATGATGAGTGGAAAGATACTGACGCTGTTGAGGTGTTGACATATTTCCTAGATGCAGTTGTTACAGAGTTTCTATCTAAGATCGAAGAAATTAGAGATAATGGTACAATAGAAGGTAAAAGAGCATTTTTTTATTTAGAAAAATCATACAACTTTGCAAAAAGACAAAGAGCTTTAGGATTGGGAGTTTTAGGATGGCATTCACTACTACAATCAAAAAATTTACCCTTTGACAGTAGAGATACGGCTAAATTAAATGTTGAAGTATTTAAATTAATTAAAGAAAAATCATATAATGCGTCCAGTGAGTTAGCTGAAAAATATGGTGAACCAGAATATCTTGAGGGATACGGTAGAAGAAATGTAACACTAAATGCGATTGCACCTACAACATCATCAGCCTTTATTTTAGGTCAAGTATCACAGTCAATTGAACCTATATGGTCAAACTGTTATGTAAAAGATGTTGCTAAAATGAAAGTTACTATTAAAAATCCAATATTAGAGAGACTGTTAATTGATATTGGTAAAAATACTAAAACAACTTGGAATAGTATTAAGAAAAATGATGGTTCAGTACAACATTTGGATTTTTTAACTGACGAACAGAAAGAGGTATTTAGAACTTTTGCAGAAATAAATCAGGCATCTATAATAAATCAGGCAGCTATAAGACAGGATTTTATAGACCAATCACAATCGTTGAATTTGATGGTGTCTCCTGACATGCCAACAAAAGATGTGAATAAATTACTTATCGATTCTTGGAAGTTGGGAGTTAAGACACTTTATTATCAACATTCAATGAATTCGGCACAGGCATTTGCTAGAAAAAAATTAAATCTAAATGATCTACAATGTGTGGCTTGTGAAGGTTAAGAATTAAAACCCATCAAAAGATGGGTTTTTTTATTAAAAAAATTTGTTATGTATTTATATTAAATGGCAGACGGTAAAACATACGGTATAAATTTTCCATTCAGACAAAGTATTGATGGGAAATATCTTTCCTTATCACAAAATCCTGATGAAGAGATAAGGTCAAACTTGATCCATTTAATTTTGAGTAGAAAAGGAAGTAGGTATTATTTACCTGACTTTGGAACTCGTATTTATGAATTTATATTCGAACCTATGGATGGGACTTCATTCGATTTAATTAGGGAAGATATTAAAACAGCTGTCAACACCTATATACCAAATGTTCAGGTCAATAACATCTCAATAGAACCATATAATGAAGATGATAAAAGATTGATAGGTAATGTTAATAGACCAAATGAAGAACAGACATATGATATCTTTGACATATATAGATTACCCGGGAGAGGTACAGAAGAATATACTGCAAAATTAAGAATTGATTACACAATACAAAATGATTCTTTTGAAAGTAGAGACTTTATAATTATTAATATATAACAAACATGGCTAATAGAAAAATATCTTATACGGAAAGAGATTTTGAAGGTTTAAGACAAGATCTAATTAATTTTACACAACAGTATTATCCTGAACTTATTGATAATTTTAACGACGCATCCGTTTTTTCTGTTTTATTAGATCTAAATGCTGCAATAGGTGATAATTTACATTATCATATAGACCGTAGTATACAAGAAACTGTTCTACAATACGCTCAACAAAAATCATCGATTTATAATATTGCTAGAACATACGGATTAAAAATTCCAGGTAATAGACCTTCAGTTGCAATAATAGATGTTTCTATAACTGTTCCAGCCTTTGGTGACTCAGAGGATGAAAGATATTTAGGATTAATACGTCCAGGATCACAATTTATTGGTGGTGGACAAATATTCGAAAATGTAGATGAAATTAATTTTGCATCACAATATAATAGTAAAGGATTCCCAAATCGAACCAAAATCCCAAATTTTGACAACAACAACAAACTTATAAATTATACTATTACCAAAAGAGAAGTTGTTGTTAACGGAGTTACTAAAACATTTAAAAGAGTTATATCTCCAACTGACGTAAAGCCATTTTTTGAATTTTTCTTACCTGAAAAAAATGTACTATCAATTTCAGGTATTATACAGAAAGACGGTACCTCTTATACCTCACCTCCGTCATATGAGGAATTTATAACATCACCAACAAAATGGTATGAAGTTGATGCACTTGTTGAAGATACTGTATTTATTGAAGATACTACTAAAACAAGTGATAATCCAGGTATAAAAGTTGGCCGATATATTCAAACAGAAAATAGATTTATAAGTGAATACACACCATTAGGTTATTGTAAAATACAGTTTGGTGGTGGTACAACAACACCAGACGATCAGTTGGCCCAGTTTGCAAGAACTGGAATACCTCTGAGGTTACAGGATTACCAAAATAATATTGGACTAGGTCTTACAGTGAAGGCGAATACGACACTTTTTGTAAGATATAGAATAGGTGGTGGTCAAACATCAAATGTAGGTGTTAATACTATAAATCAAGTTGGTACTATCAATTTCAATCTAAATGGTCCATCAGATAATGTTAATCAAAATGTGATTAAAAGTTTGAGGTGTAATAATGTTACAGCGGCTATAGGTGGTGCAGATCTCCCTACTACTGAAGAAGTGAGAAATATGGTTTCTTATAATTTTTCAGCACAAAAAAGAGCGGTTACAATTAATGATTATAATTCACTAATCAAGACTATGCCAAGTAGATTTGGATCACCAGCTAAGGCGTCTATAACTGAAGTGGATAATAAAATTAATATTCAAGTATTGTCATATGATACTAACGGATCTTTAACTGAGTTAGTTTCTAACACATTAAAGGAAAATATCGCGAAATATTTATCCAATTATAGAATGATCAATGATTATATATCTATTTCTAGTGCAAAAGTTATAGACCTAGAATTAGAGACTTCAGTAATTCTAGATTCTGCACAAAATCAAGGTGATGTTATCACAAATATCGTTACAACAGTATCTAATTATCTTAGACCTACGAATAATGAATTAGGAAAAAATATAAATGTATCTGATTTACGTAGGATAATTCAAGATATACCAGGTATTACAAATATTGCGGATTTGAAATTTTTTAATAAAGTCGGAGGAAGATATTCATCATCGGAAACGTCTCAACAGTATATAGATTCACAAACAAGGGAAATAAGATTAATTGATGATATAATCTTCGCAGAACCAAATCAAATATATCAAATTAGATTCCCCGATAAAGATATTAAAGTTAGGGTTAAAAACTTAACTACGGTTCAATTTACATAATATACACTTTTTTAGTTATTTTACTAAATTTTTGCTTTAACTATTTATTATAAAAATCTTTTATGCCAAAAAATATTAGAGTAAAAACGAAGATTGGTGTCGATAGAAACCTCAAGGTAAAAATTGATCAAGATTTTGATTTCTTAGAGATATTATCTTTGAAGTTAAGGCAAGAAGATGTCTATAATAGATTTTGTGCAGATTATGGAGTAGTGACAGGTAGGGTAGTTGCTAATGGAGGATTCGGTGTACCAAACGCGAATGTATCGGTTTTTGTTCCAATTGACAGTATTGATGAGAATGACCCAGTAATATCTACTCTATACCCTTATCGTACTCCTAATGACAAAAATGAAGATGGGTATAGATATAATCTTTTACCCTACGAAAAAGAAAATTTTTCACACACGCCAACAGGAACATTCCCATCTAGGAATGATGTTCTTACAAGAAAAGAGGTGTTACATATATATGAAAAATATTATAAGTACACCGTAAAAACAAACAATTCTGGTGATTTTATGATTGTTGGAGTCCCATTGGGTCAACAAAAGGTAGTCTTAGATTTGGACTTATCTAATATAGGTCAATTTTCTCTCAGACCACCAGATTTGATTAGAATGGGTAAAGCGGTACAAACTCAATTTGACGGACAGTTTTTTAAAGCTTCAGAAAATCTAGATTCATTACCACAGATAGTGCATGATGTTGTTGATATTGATGTATCATCATTTTGGGGTGATGATGAAACTTGTGATGTTGGTATAACTAGGGTTGATTTTGATTTAAGAGAGTTGGGGTATGAGATAGTTCCGACTGCTATTTTTATGGGATCTATGTTTTCTACTGATGACAGTGATTTTTTAAAGAAAAACTGTAAACCAAAACCTAATACTGGAAATTTATGTGATTTGATTACAAGTCCAGGTCAAATTTTGTGTATTAGACAAACAATTGATTTAGATGAAAACGGTGATCCAGTATTAGAACAATATAATTTAGAAAATAATGGTAACTTAATAGATGACGCTGGTACGTGGCTTATAGATTTACCTATGAATTTAGATTATTTAACTACGAACGAATTTGGTGAAACAATAATTTCAAACGATTCATCAGTAGGTATACCTAGTAAGGCAAAATATAGATTTAAGATAAAATGGCAATCAGATGGGGGATTACAAAAGCCAATATTAAGAGCTAATTATCTCATACCAAATGTTCGTGAACACTGGACCAATACTTTCTCAAGACCTCAAGATGAATTCACAAATAAATCATATGCTTTTTCATTAGATTGGAACGATTACTATGATAAAGATGCTGCGATACTTTGTGAGGACTCATTTTATAAATTTTCATATAATAAAGTTTACACTGTATCATCGCATATCGACAGATTTAAGTGGGGTATCAATAGGGCGAGACACCTAGGTATAAAAGAGATTGACGACAGAACGTGCCAAGGGAGTATAAATAAATTACCTGTTAATGATGGTGTAAGAAATTTTGATTTTCTTTTCTTTGTTTTCAATATAATGATTAGATTGGTAACACCTATGGTTATAGTAATCATATGTGTTAATCATGTTTTGGCGTGGCTATACCCAATTTTTATAAAGATATCTAATCTTATCACTGGATTTATGAATAAGGTAAGAAGATTTATTTGTAAAATAAAACAGAAAAAAATGGGTATTCTAAATTACCCATTTAGAAATTTAGCACCAGATTTAGATTGTGAAGATCCAGAGGTTGATCTAAGAGATGAGGATGATAACCCATTTATGGGACTAAAGTTACCCATGATTATTTATCCCGATTGTGAGGCATGTAACTGTAATATTACTCCTTTACCACAAGATCCTAATGCTTATCCAAACTTGAACACTGCATTGGCTAATGTAAGAAATGTGAGTACATTATCAGATTTCAATGAAATAAGTGCATATAGCGGATTTACATGTGGCAGTTTAGAACCAGGTGAATATATTGATGAAAGTACCCTACCACTTTTACTTTATGATCCTTTAACTGACGAACAAAATGACGAAAGGATGATGGCCTTTGCTGGTAATACGATTATAAATGATGTTCCACCGGCACCAAATTTAGGTAGAGAGGCTGCATATGCTAGATGGTATGGATCACCAGTTTTTCCTTCAGAACAATTCGGATGGGCACCAAATTTAGAAGGTGACGGAATTGAATATTGTGCATATAGAATTATAAGCTGGAGATGTGCGAAAAATCCTACATATCCTCAGCATTTGAACTTAATGAATCAGAGGGCAAGATATTTCAAAAACAACAGTGGAATGCAAAATATTGTCCAAGGTGAAATGATTAACGATCAATTTGATTCTGGTAGTAGTGGTGGTGGTGTTGCACTTGGTGGGGGTGGAGGATCTGTTTCTACTAGTCCTAATGATAAATGGACAGATCAAGTATTAATATTGGTAGTTGATCCCGATACCAACTTTAACGCCGGACAACTGTTATCATTTCAAGACCCTAAAGATGAAACATATGTAGATAGAAATTTAAATTATTACCCTGAAGGAAATCAATTTTTAAGATTTGGTAGAACTGCGACTACCGTTTATAATGAAACATCTTTATTTACTAGAACATTTAATTTTATCGATGAGGATGGTATAGAACAGACTGCTAATGTTCAATTTTTTAATACGGCTTCAACTACTGATTATAAATTCACCGCAGGAATAGAGTATTTTCAGGTATTGACAGGATATACTCTCCAAGAGGTTCAAACTATGCTCAATGCTTCATATATTAACCAGACTACAAGTCTACTGTATAACTATATATTTAATTATGAACAAAAGGTTATGTGTACTGGAGGTAATGCGATGCCACCAGAATATCAACCTCCGGTATGTGGAGAAAATGCAAATACAGTAATGAATAGTTTACTTTCCTATTATGAGGTTAACTCAACTATAGGTATTAAATATCCAAATTTCCTAGATCAAAAAGTATATTTTTTGACAAGGGGTGTCGACGTTCACTCACCTAGACAAAAAATAAAATATAACTTAAGTAGACTCTTTTTCTATCAAAGTAGTGTAGGTTCGATTAATTACGGTTTTAATACTTCTAATCAACAAACTCCTTTCATAATTGAAGGGGATTTTTACATGAACATGCCAATTCAAAAACATGTTATAGACAACCCACAGGTAAATGACGTAGTTGATTATTTTTCACCTGTTGCTCATTATACTTTTAATTATAACGTAGGTCCTCAGAGGTTTGATACAAATAACGTTGCTGCTGGTGGAGGTGCAGATATTGAAATTGCAGCAAATTCAGGAGCTGCAGGACACAGTCTATTTTTTAAACCATTTATAATAGACGATGAAATGAGTCTTTTGACAACTAATCCTGATACTGGAAGCTTAGATCCTCTTGTTACAACTGGGTTTACTAACTATTCTTCTTTGGGTTATCAGATGGCAGATAAAATTAATCAAAATTTTAGTACATACGATAATGAAGGTATTACCATTGATGGTTATACCGCACTTTTAGGTGTAACTTATAACTCTCCTCTACCCGTTAGTGATCCGAACGGTTTAAATAACCGGTTAATAGGACTCCAAGGATACGGTTTTCCAGGTAGTCATAACTGGTATAAGAGGGTTGAGGGTGCATCCCTTCAATTCTCTAAATCAACAATAAATAATGCTTCACAACCCTTTGGTCACATGCAAAAAAGAAGTGATTGTGGTACAATAGCCGGGACATACTTTTATAACGATTATACACCTCACACTGCTATGTATAATTTGAGATTTTTTAGATCTGATAGGTTACCAGTGTCAGATTCAATAACAATCCCTAATGATGGTACTACTAGATATGATCAAAGACTACCATTATATATGAATCCTGGATTTAGAGTTTATCTAATAAGTGACATTGGTCAAATTACTGCTGAGACCGGAGGTGCTCAAGGTACCGTACAAAATGAATCAACAGGTAATTTGGGTGATATGGCTGACGAACTACCTCCAGTACTAAACGCTTTAACAGAAAGTTTCACATGTAGTGGTATGGTCGCTTTATCATGTTATCAAGGAAACGGAGAAGACTTTACAATTGAAGATCCCTGTATTGCACCTGTCATTAATCTTGCTGGGGCTGATTTTGGGTTAGCTGATTTCGGTCTTAGGGTTGAAAATGGATGTTACGTCTTTGTATTACCTGCATTTATAGCATCAATACCTATTGATCTTTATATGTTATTCGAATATAGGGCTAGAATAATACTTAATTTTGCTATATGTAGGGGAGTATTAAGTCACGTATTCCAAAACAACTGGTTAAATGGTTCATTGTATTTACCATCATTCCAAAAAAGAGATGTGTATAATGTTAATGAAGTTTCAGACTATGATTATTGTGGTAGGTATGGTGCGAATGATGGGCCACTTTACTTTAATACTGATACAAATTCATTTTTCTACAGGTCGACACCATATTATGATGGGAACTTTATAGGTCAAACCCCGAGTCAAAGTTGGGCAGGTGCAAATAAGAGAAATATCTGGTTCCCAACAACGATCATGGACCTAGGACCTAGAGAATCATTCTTGAAAGATGTTATATTTTCACCTGAATTTGAGTCTTATCTGTTAGATAAGATTGAAAGTACGTCATACCAAGAGGTTTCAGATATCATAAATCTATTTCTATTAAGTAGGTTAGTAAGTGCTAATTTTATTGAACTTATGCGTAGTAGTGGAGATGCGTCGGTTAAAGGATTATTCTCTAGGGATGAAAGTGGATTATTCAATGAAGATAGAGTTGATGGTGATCTGGCACAATTATTTAGTATAAATTCTGAATTTGGTGTAATTCCATATATTGGTGGTAACTACGTAGATAGTGTAACGGTTCAAGAAGACAGATTAGGTATATGGTTTCAATCAGAACTAATTAATAGAAAAGTATTAAATCCTGGAATAACAACTTTTGGTACGGATCCAAGTACAAGCCCTACTAATTATTTCGGTTATCCGGGATCACAATTAGTTCCATATTATAGATGGGAAATTAAGGAGGGTGGTTTATTTGGTACCGAATTAAATTCCTGGTATACCGATGAAATATTCACAGCAAATTATCAAAGTTCACCACTTAGTAGTTCAGGATATGTTGTCCCACAATCGGGTCCATCCTATGGTTACATTTTTAATGCGTCACCAAACGATCCTGAATTAGACGAGTTACCACCTGGTAATAATTACAAAGTTGGTAATCCGTATCAATTTTATTTTGGTTTAGAAGTAGGTAAAAGTGCATTGAATAGATTTATCAGTCAATATTTATTTGAAGGAATAGTATGAGTAATAAAAAAAATGATATTATCCGAATAGTAAAAGGTAGTGAGCGTTTTGCTGGGTCCACAGATGTTAATTCTCAAATTAATATCGAATTAAAAGGTGGTGAGAAAAATTATGTGGAAAAAGATAGGACAACTATTTTGAACATTGCTGAACAATTTGACAGAGAAAGACAAACAAGTAATAAAATAAGTTTAAGTGGTAAAATAACTAATTTGTTTAATAATTCTATTTCGGGAACTTCAACATATAGTCCATTTTTAAATTCATTATTTTACGTAAATGCTGAAAACAGTATTGAATTAGGAGAATCATTCAAAGGGTTTCCGCCTGCGGATGAATTCACATTTTTCAGGACATCTATACCGCAAGGACATATACCATTTGTTTCTAGTAGTGCTTCATCCTACAATTGGAAAATTTACGTGACATATCCTTCTACCAATGACTATGATCAAAATTTACAATTCGAAGATGAAGAAACTAATTTAAATAATAATTTTGTAGTATCTGATGGCGTACCATTTATTTTGAAAAAAAGAAAATACAATGGTAAAAATTTATTTTACTTTTACTGTGGATTCGATCATGGACTAAGTAAAGGTGAATATATCGAACTAAAAGACCCAATTTCTGGTATAAAGTTTTTTGAGGTTTATAGGTTAGGTGATGAATCATTCGGAAATGAAAATAGAGTATTTAGTATTTTTGATTTTGGTTATCAAAATGTTTCAGAAAATACAATAGGTAACTTTAAAAGAATCATTGATATTGATAATAGTGAAGAAACTAAAAGTGTTTATTATTGTAGAAAACATAAGTTGATTACTGAATCTTCAGAATGTCAAATTGCTAAAATGGGATACGAGAATAATCCGTTTTACGTGCAAAGTAAAGTTGAGTATTCGGCATTAACACCTAATCAAGTTCAGAGACTTTCAGTTCTTAATGACTCACAAACGGTAAGTTTTACTCTTAAGAATGATATTGATATTTCAGGATTAGTTGATAATAACGGATTACCATTAACTAAAATATTTCTAACAATAATTAAGAATGGTTATGTTGGATGGTTCAACAAACCACTTTTTGGTAGTAACACAAATATTCAAGTTGGGTGGGAACATAATTTTCTAGATGATGGTATTTCTGGTTGGTGGTCCGCAGGTAATGCAGATAACAGAGATAATATACCATCTATATTATACCAATATAATTCAAGGAATTTTTACTATAATGGTGAATTAGATAAAGAAAGTGATTTAAAAGGTGATATCTGCGAATGGAATGCATTTAACCAGGAAGAGAAAGTTCTGTCAAAGTGTAATCATAAGATAAATTTAAATCCAGATCATTTCAACGATAGTGATAATAATAATCTTACTGCACTATTGTCTGGTTATGCTTACGAACCACATCATGAAATAAATTTAAGAGTTTTTTCTGATTACGTTGAGACAGGTGATAGAGATAAAGTTGATCTAATACCATACTATTCCTTTTATTCGGAATATAATCAACAATGGAGATGGAGAGATTTATATCCCTATGGATTTGTAGACACTGATGGAAACGGAATCGATAACCCATTTATAAACGGATCTCATTATCCATTTAAAGAAATTATATTCCTTCAGACACCGATGAAGAGAAACTGGAACATTTTCAATGATGTGATAATAGCGCCAACTACTGACAACTGTGAATAAGTATAGGATCAAAATATCAGAATTAGATCAAAGAATAAATATTCCTTTGAAAATCGATTATGACCTTACAGGTCAAGAGGATTTAATTTCACAATACGAAGATGAAGTTACAAAACAATTAATTAATCCTATAAAAAAATTTGAGACACAAAGATTTTCACATGGACCAGTCTCTGAAGGTGTCACAGAAACTGACATAAACTATAATTTTTATTTTTTCGATTATTCTACTGATGTTTCACAAACAAGTTATTCTGATTCAAACCTTTGGGTTGAATCATATAATTTTACAACTAACCCATCATTTACTGGTGAATCGTTTACTGATAAAGAGATATACTATAATGCAAATTCATTTAAAAGAAGTTTTTTCAAGTTAGATTTTTATGATAGTAAAGAAAGCTTTGAACAAAAAATATATTTTACGGTAATAATACCTACACAACAAGGTGATAAGGTAGAAAGAAATATAGGTACAGAATTAGTACCAAATAATGTTGGTGTCAGAATACCAAAATTTAAATTAGATTTTGTTGGAGATAAAGAAGGATACTTCTTTTACTTTACAAGGGATTTTGATACGAATAAGATTGATACATTTTATATGTCGTGTAAATTTTTCAACGCAAAGATTGGTCAATTCCAGAGATTTACAAATATTCCTCAATCTCAGATGGCTTCCAAGTTTAATTTTAGAAAAGAAGACGTCTTTTATTATAAAGTATTTCTAAATTATGAAAATTACACATATTCAATATTTAATGAATTTGAAAATAAAATAGGGAATAATTTAAACCCAATAAACTGGTATATTTATATAAATCCATGAACCATTTTTACTTTAAAATATCACCAGAAAGTATATCAAAAGAAATCATTGATCAAGTTTATCAAAGTAATGATTTTGGATATTACTCACCAATGGAATATGTTTTAAGTAATGGGTTATTAGGAAATATCGAACTTCAAATTAATCTGGATCAAAAAATCGATGACATAGGTTTTTACACTGCATTTGATGGTGAGGTAGAAACATTAAATAAGTTACTAAGTTTTACTATATCGGGTAATCCATTTAATAACTATGAGATATTATTTGTTGATAACACAATCAACAATAAAAAATTTAATAAAGATTCGGAGTATACGATCGACTGGGGAGACAATTTTATAGAAGAATTTAATCCGTCCGATCAAAATTTTGTTACACATCTATACCCACAAACACCTTCAAGCTATACTATAAAATATACACAAAAAAGTAAGTGGGGTGTAAATGAAATAAAACAAACAATATCAGTACCTTATATATCTAATTTATCTTTATCTGCTGAAATGGATCAGATGTATGATGATATTGAAAATTTAGTTACGGGATTTACAAATTCTAGATTATCTGAGTTAAAGAGATATGGTAGTGTAAAATTTATTCCATTAAGTCCAATATATAGAGATGGTGAGATTTATGGGAATATAACCGAAATGAATAATCAATATACTGCATATACAATTAATAATATTGATTATTATGATTATCCAAACGGTCAGACTGTGTATGTAGTTACAACTAAAGGTTTGTATGATCAGGTAGTTTATTCAGGTGCGGTAAAAGAAGAAGTACTTTTAGGAATTGTTGATTCTCCAGAAATTCAATCTGAAATATTTATCGATAGAGGGAAACTCTCAGGATTAGAAAACTTACAAAGACTAGGTGAAGTTGATAATTTAGGTGATCTCCAAAATTACGGATATAAATACTTTAAAATAAATACAGAATAAAATGGCACTTGGAAGTTACGGAATACAAAGACCATCTGATGTTTCACCAGAAGATGTGGAAATAATACTTAATTACTCTCCAAGTAGAGATGTTAGTCAAGATACACAGTTAAAAAAATTAAATGCTGTAGATGTTTTGTCACCAATTTATCACAATGAAAGCACTGGTGGTAATCCTAATGTTGAGATTATTGGTGGATTATATAACCTATCTTTACCATCGAGCGAGTTTGATAAAATAGGTATATATACACTCTATATAAAACCAATAGAAATTAGAACATCAATTCGTGATTGTGGGGTACTTTCTGCATTACCAAATGTTAAAGGTATTATTATAGATATAAACGAAGTACCATCTGAGTTTAGAAGTAGATTTACTTCAGATGGGTTGGTAGGTTATAGAGTTGAATATTTAAATAATGACGGTACTAAAATCACAAATATGTTCAGAATTATCACTTCGTCTTTCTTTTGTGAACCAGTAGTTACTAATCAAACTAATACTACACAAAAAACGGTAAGGTATCGTTATGTAGATAGTGGTAGTGATTTAATATTTTGTACAGTATCACCGTCTAGTGCACCTTCTAATAAGCCAAGTGCGACGCCATTTATAGGGAACCCAGACCAAAATATTATAGTCACAAATACCTTCTTCAACCCAATATCAATTGATGTAGAGTTAGCTGAACATGACATAGATACACTAGCAATTGCTCTTTATGGTAATCAAACTAAGAGTATTGAAGATGGAATATACACATTATATGATAAGGATCTTAATATATATAAACAATACAACTTATTCGAGATCAGAGACGAATTCAATAACCTGCTTTACGAAGTAAGACAAAATAGAAATAATAATATTGATTTCAGTAAAAACTTCACATCAATTATTGAGTAATGGCTGACAATAAATATAGATATCCACCAGCCCCGCCAAATGGGGATGACACCTTTTCTAGAAATTTAGTAGGTACTCAAATTACTGATGGTGGTGGATTGACACAGGGTAATTTTGAATTTACAGAGTCTATTGGTGAAAAAAAGAATAGAACGTTTGAGATAGGTACATTTTCTGAACCAATAACACTTTCAACTTTACAGATTAAAAATATTGAAGAGGCTAAATTAATAGTCCAAAAAAATTTTTCAGTATATCCTAACTATGATTTAACACAAGTTACTAATTTTGCACTCTATGGTTCTTTACAAAAAAGATTATCAGCATCAGTAACCAAAATAATAAATCATTTTCCAGCATCTCTTGAAATAGAATATGTTGATATTAATTATAATACTGGGTTTACTGCTTACGACATTGTTTTTGATATTGACGACAACTCAACCGAGTTTAAGGTAAATGTAAATAAAATCGAAAATCCATTTGATATCGATTTCACACGGAATTCATTTCGTAACGTATCGCTTACCCCAGTCGAAGTATCAAAATTAAGAGATCTATCAACTAACTATCTTAAGTATGCACTTTATTTATCTGAGAATTTTAATGATGAATATGTAGTTTTAGATTTTGATCCGTCTGAAAACTTTAACGATGGATATCTGAGATTTGTTGTGAGTGGAAACCCGTTTAATAATAATTCTACAAGTATTGAGACACTACATATCAAACCAAATAATTTAGAGACTGAAAAAGAGTTTTCTAATAATTTTGATGAGGTAGAAAAGTTCATTTTAAATAGAGAATCAGTTCCACAATATACATGTAAATTTCAAGTTGTTGAACAAGATATAAGTGGTAAGTTTTTTAAGACAAATAAATCGGTTACATGGCCATTATTAGGTAAATGGAATCTCGATATTATAAGTGAAAAATATGATACATATCTAAAAAAACTTAGTGAAATTGGTGGTGACCTAGACGATTTTAAAACAGATTTAATATCCAGATTTCTAACTACCGGGGCATTTAAAGACTTTGATACTGACGATCAGAAAATGGAAAAGGTTCTTCAATTATACGGAAGAAGCTTTGACGATATTAAAAAATTTATAGATGCTCTTGGACATATAAATTCAGTAAATTATATAGTTGAAGATGACATACCTTCACAATTACTTAAAAATTTATCCCTAACTTTAGGGTGGAATGACAATATTTCACCTATCAGTAACGATAATTTTTTAGAGTCCATTTTTAACACGAAAGAAGGGTCGGTATATGGAGGAAAGTCAAAAGACAGTACACCTGCAGAAGTTAATTTCCAATTTTACAGAAACTTAATTTTAAATTCTGCTAATCTATTCAAATCTAAGGGTACTAAAAAATCGATTGAATACATTTTTAGACTTATTGGTGCTCCTAAAGCATTAATAGAAATAAATGAAACTATTTATTTGGCGGATGGTCCTATAAATATGGAGTTATTCAGTGATGAATTTAATTCATTTTCGGGAGGAACAAAAATTCAAGAAGAAATTGTATTAGATCCGTCTAATCAGTACACAATTGATGGTGTACCTTATACTGGTTTTACAACACAGTCATTATTAATTGATGTTAATACGACAAGGAAGGACTATCCAGTTGATGATTTTGGTTACCCTAGTTTTACGAATCAATCTGATCAATTTTTCTATCAACAAGGTGCTGGTTGGTACGAACAAACTCCTGACCACCGTAGTATAGAAATAATAAATAATAGTGGTTCAGTTTTTACGGGTATGAATCCTACAGTTCAAACAGAATTTGAACAATTTACATATGGTGGTAAATATTTGAAAAACTTTACTGAATTTCCATATATGAATTTAGGGTTTTCATTGACAAGGGTTATTGATAATAGAAAGTCTTGGGCTGACAGTGAACTAGGATTAAGAAATGAAAGATCAGGAACCTTTAGTAGTTACTATCAAGTTAACGACGAAAGATTAGTACTAAATTCTAAAAATATTGAAGCTTTTTTAAATATTGGGCAAGGTGCGATATACGACATTTGGGATATGTCGGTGAAATATAACTACCCAATTCCATCTTCAGGGTTAACTGGTGATTTCCAAAATACTGAAGGGATCGATAGGACAATAATTAGTCCTAAACCGAAAGAAAAAACTTTCTTTGAGTTTGCACAAACATTTTATCGAAACATGATAAATGTAAGAACCAGACAGACTTCTACATACAATTATCCATCACTTCAAAAATTATATTGGGACTATATAAATTCTGAAGAAACTGTTAACATACCTTCTAATAAATACAATTATCAGAAAATGATCGATTTCACAAATGGAATTGGTGACTATTGGATGAAAATTGTTGAACAAGTTATCCCTGCAACAACACTATGGACAGGAGGTCAAAAATTTGAAAACAATGTATTAGATCGTCAAAAAGTAGTATGGAGAAAACAACGTGGATGTGAAATTATACCTATCATACAGAATCCTTGTACATTAACTGGTCCGTTATTTTTATATGATTGTTTAACTAGGGAAGCTGAACTTGATATTACTTTAGATAATCAAATAGAAGTATTAAATACTGTTTTACAGAATGTCATTGATAATAATGGTTATGATATCAACCTATGTTCACTGAATTCAATTGTAACTAATTGGTATGTTAATATGGCATTCGGTGATATAACAACAGCGGACGAACTATTCTTTACTGGATTAGGAAATACTCAAGTACCTTCAAGTACCGATTGGTATGACTCCGTAATTAATAATTTAGATAGTGTTTTGGCCTACGGACTAGTGTATACGGTTCAAGAAAATATAGTAAAAATACAAAACTCTGGATGTGAGACGATAATATTTCAACCAACTTTCAGTATAAATCTTAGAGTTGAACTTTCAATAAACTGTATCGATAATAGTACTGGTATTTTAAGATTTATTGATGGTGAGCCGTTATTCGAAACAAAAGAAAGTGCCCTTGAATTTGCATTAAAAAATAATTTAGAAGGTGTGAGATCTTTTGGTTATAATGGTCAGACAGGATATTTTCCTGGTAAAACAAAAGAAGATTCAAAAAAATTGAATATAGCTAAGAATCCATTTTTTATAACTATAAAATAAAAAATTATGATGAATTATAAGATATAAACCTACACTTAATAAATAATTTTATCAGTATTTATAACTAATGGCAGATACAGGTTTTATAAGAGGTACTAATAATGTTAGTACGGGTGGTTTTACTGACGCAGCAAATCTTTTAGATGGTGCCTCTGGTCTTGCTAAGGCAACAACTGTTGGGTCTAGAGTTGCAATGGATGGGCATGATTGGTCATCTATACCTGCAGGTTCTACAATCAACGGTGTTGAAATCAAAGTTATGTACGGTACTACGACATCAGCAACAGATGTTAGATTTAATATAAGTTTAGGTGCAACTGCGGGAACTTATTATAATGTGTCTGCACCTGTTGGATCTTTAACTGCAACAACTTTTGGTGGTCCTACAGAATTACACGGTTTAAGTATCACCACTGCGAATATTAGTACACTTAGATGGAATACTAGAGTAATCTCAATTTTGGGTGGTGAATATAGAGTTTCGGGTGGTACTGAGCAGCCATCACTAAAAGTTTATTATACTCCACCAACACCAACACCTACTTCTACGCCAACACCAACAATAACTCCAACTACTTCTATAACACCAACAATCACAAGTACACCATCATGGTATTATTTGAGACAATGTTGTCCACCAAATTCCGTTTATCGAATAAGTCAGGGAAGTTTTGCCGCGTCACCAACAGGTACATATTTTGTTGAAAATGATTCTAACTTACCTGATGGGTGTTACACATTTACTGGTGAAACCTCATATGTGAGTTCCACTACTTTTGATGGTACAACAACTGGACCACTCTCTTTTGGGTGTAATGATCCGTTCTATTGTGAATGCGGAACCCCAACCCCAACACCTACACCAACAAACACAGTAACAAATACACCGACTAATACTGTTACAGTAACAAAAACTCAAACGCCATCTGGTACACCATTTAGTACACCTACACCTAGCCCGACTCAAAATTTTAACTTTACTGGTGTATCTAGAAATACCTATTATTTTACGTCGAATAACTGTGACCCAACTTTAAATGATGAGATATTAAAAGTTTACGGTACCGAAGATGAGGCTAACTTTACTATTGGGAAAGTTGTAACATACATAAATGCGTCAGGAGAAACCGTATGTGCAACTATAATTGATCAAACGACTGAAACTTCTGAAAGTTATTTCATACAAACAGTACATGAAACTTGTGAAGAATGTGAATCATTTAGTGACGAATTTATCACTAGTGGTAATACTTTGAACTTTAGGGTAAATTCATGTAGTTCTTCATACACAGGATCAACAACGGTACTTAAAATTAATCTTAGTAATTCCAATCAGTTATATCCTTATACTCATTTCTCAGTTGGTAATGACTGTTTTTCATTTAATAGTTTTACTAACCTTACAGAAGATGATGTAGAAGAAGATAAGTATAATTCTTGCCAAGAGTGCTCAATTTTGGAGTCAAGTACACCAACCCCCACACCTACCATAACCCCATCACATACACAAACACAAACACCATCGTTAACTACTACAATTCAAGCGACACCGACAGTAACTTCGACTCAACATATTACAAAGTACATTGCTAGGAATTGTTGTAACCCTTCTCAAGACATTTATGTTGAGGCCCCCGTAAATCCCAAGAAAATATTTGTATTTTATGATGGTACCATTTCAAATCTTGATCATATCAAGAATGCTTCAAAAACAATTAGAAGATGGTATAGTGAATACATAGTCAAAAGACAATGGCAACCGGGTAATCTTTATGAGATGGTTATTGGTAACCAAGGATCACAAAGAAATGGTGAAAACTGGTTGTGGTGGTCAACGTATCCGTATTTAGGTTCATTAACTGGTGGTACGTTATCTGTTTTATCTGAGGATATAACAGAATTTACCGATATTATACAAAACAGTCTTTTTGTTAGTGGATCATGTGACCCTTCAATATCAGGGTATCGATGTGCACCATTTAAGACAGAAGTTAATGATAGTAATTCTATTTTTAGAAGGATTAACCGAGGTCAAGACTTAGATACTGGTATAAATACTTCGGTTTCTAATGGTGTACCTTTTAATCACAGTGAATTAAATCAAACTTCTAGATCTGGTTCAGGTTCTTTTGATGGTGGAATTGATGACTACTTAGTTATAACTGTAATTGAAGAAAGTAGTGGGAATATTGGATTTTATCATGGGAACAAAACTCAAGAAGATCTATACACTGATCCGTTTACTTTGGATGGGTCAGGATGGGATAGTGAGAATGTAAAAGAACCTAGTAATCGTTTTATTCATGATTATGAATCCTATCTAAAAGTATGGTCAGAAATCCAGGACCTAAGTGGTGAAACCAATACATATGTCTATACTGTCCCTAACGGTGACACTAGGAATAATGCATTTCAGATGCATAATATTGCATCGTACTTAGGTGAAACAATAACCCAACAAGGATTTCTAGATGAATTTGGTGAAAGTATACAATCGGTAGGATCTCAAAATTTAAATCTTAGTGCATTAACATATACAAATGTATATTCGGCACTGACGTCTACTGTTGCGTATCAATATTATCTATCTGAAAGTGAACAAAACGGAGCAGGACTTAAAAATTTCGGGGTCATAATTGACCCATCACTGGCAAATTACGAAGAGTATACCACAATAGTTGCTTTAGGTATAAGTTTAGATTATTTCTTAAAAGACGGTTTCATTTATTTTGGGACTTGCTATGAATTCTACAAAGAAGATCTTACGATCACACCAATTATCACTCTGGATGCGGATGACATAGTCAAAAATGTATGTTCTAACCAACATTGTACAAATCTTTGTCCATCACCCACACCTTCAGTAACACCATCTAATACTCCGACACCATCAATAACCCCATCTATAACACCTACTGCTACTGTTACCCAAACAAATACGCCATCGATTACACCCACTAAGACTCCACCACCCACAGTAAATAAAAAGGCTCCACCATTTACAAGTTATACGTTTAATATTTGTGTTGGTAGTGGTGAAAGTGAAAAAGTTACCACTCATTTTATATCGAAGAGTTATTATGAGTCCGCTGGTAGTAATGATGCTTTCATTTATAAAGGAAGTGTATTTGGATTAGTAGATACGACAGAATATAATATTGCTCCTACAATCACTAGTGGATTATTATGGTACTCAAATTGTGCAACTGCACTTAATAATTTAATACTTACACCCACAGCAACACCAACAACCACCCTAACTAAGACACCTGCTTACGTTTATGGTACTTTTTATAATTGTTGTAATGATGAAACGGGTACGTTTAAAGTTTTAAGTACGTTAATTGGTGACCTTGAGTATGGTGATGGTTTTACTTTTGACGGTTATTGTTGGGAATGGAGAGATAATTATACGATTACTGGTAGTTTTTATGATCATTTAGTTAATAATGTTACAACTAGAATATGTGACAATTGTCCTGAAAATATCTCTAATTGTCCAACAAGTACTCCGACTAATACTCCTACAGTTACACAAACTGTTTCTATTTCTCCAATTATATATGAATACTATAAAGTTAACCCTGTAGATTGCTGTGACGGAATTACCCAGCCATTCCCTGATGGTTTTTATATAAACGATCAAATTCCCCTTGGTCAAGTATTCATATATACTGGATCTACATATCCTGACCAAAATGGTAAATGTTTTATTGTTCAGTATGATCCTACATTAAATCCTACTGAAAAACTAACATACAATCTTTCTGATACATTTACTAATTGTTCGGTATGTATCAGAGAATCTCAACCATGTCCTACACCTACACCTACTGTAACACCATCAATAACACCAACAAATACGAATACGCCAACAAATACACCAACAAATACCGCAACACCTTCTAATACGCTTACAAATACACCAACACCATCAATAACTAAAACTACATTCCAGACAAGTACACCCACACCTACCAATACACAGACGCCTACTAATACCCCTACAGTTACAAGTAGTATAACTGCTTCATTAACAAATACTGCGTCATTAACACCGACAAATTCACCAACCTCTAGTGTAACCCCAACATCAAGTTTAACACCAACTGCAACACCAACATTAAGTGAAACTAAAAAAATATTTTATAATCTAGTAAGTGTTTCAGGTGTTTGTAATAATGATACAATAACATTATTTTTAAGTAACAATGTAAATCCAGGTGATTATTTTGGATTTACTGGTAAATGTTACTATGCGTTATCATATACTAGTGGACCTGCGATAGGTATGGCAGTAATAGACACAACGTATAGTTCATTTGAAGAATGTAGTATTAGTAACCCATGTTCAACTCCAACACCCACACCATCACAAACAAATACACCAACAGTATCTATTAATTCTACTCTTTCACCCACACCTACAAATACCTTAACTCCGACACCTTCACCAGCAACGAAAATAGCTATTATTTCTAATTGTTGTGATCCATCAGATCCTGTGTTAGAAATTTTAGTTAATGGAGATGCAACAGTTGGTCAATCTCTTAGATTAAATGATAAGTGCTATTCAGTAGTTTCACTTCCAAAAGGTGTTAAATCTGGACTGTTATATTATGATCTGGATTATGACTCTTGTACAGAATGTACTACAAGCTTCCCTTGTATTACTTCGACACCTACCAGGACTGCAGATCCCACACAGACACCTACCTTAAGTCCAAATTTAACACCATCAGTAACGCCAACTATAACTCCAACTAATTTACAAAATTCATGGGTTGCCAAAAATTGTTGTAATAGTTCTAATAGATTAATTGTTAGTGTCCCAGCGAACAGTCAGAAAATATATGTATTTTATGATTCTACAAATCTTACTGCAACCCAGTTAAAAAATGCTTCCGAAAATATAAGATCGTGGTATCAAGGTAAAGTTAATAATAATGAATATGAGTCTGGAAATCTTTATGAAATTGTAACTGGTGGTGTACTTGATAATGGACAGACCTGGTTATGGTATGCATCATATCCATACTTAGGTTCTCTTTCGGCTGGTACAGTAAATGGTAATACTATTACTGCTTTTGGTGCTAATGGTGAATCTGTAGAACACAGTAAATATGATTCTAGATGGTGTAAATCAAATGACGATGGTAAGTGTGTACCTAAAAATCCATCATTTAACTTAAGTGAAAGTGGATCAACTGAAAGTGACATCTATAAACGTGTTAGTTTTGGATATCGTTTAGAAGGTTCATATGGTGTTAGTGATTCGAGAAGTAATGGTATACCATTTACACCAGAAAGTGGACAAGAAGATACATTTACTAATGTATATGGTAATTTTGCCGGTGAGGATACTAATTATACATCAATTATAGTAACAAATCAATCTAGTGGTAATGTAGGGCTTTATCACGGATCTACATCTACGGATTCTAGTGGGTCAAAAAAATCAGATTTATATAACAATCCATTCAGATTAGATGGTAATGGTTGGCAAAATGAACTCACAGATTTTAGTGATTCTGAAGGTTTATACTTCGAACCAACAGAAAGATTTGTTCATGACTATGAGACTTATTTGAAAGTATGGAACCAGGTACAAACAAGTGGTGGATCTATAAATGTATTAGTATACCCGGTAATTGAAAACAATAGGGATAGTGTTCCGTTCGTACAACATGTGGTGGCGTCAATTGAGGGAAGTACCTTAAGTCCTGGATATTATGAAAATAAATATGGAGAAAGTATCTATAATGTAGGTCCTCAAAATTTAAATCTACAAGCTTTAATTAGTGAAAATAAATATGATGAATTACATCTTAATTCTACATATTTAGACTTAGATGTTAAGTACCAGATAGGTTCAGGACTTAAAAACTTTGATGTGTATGTGAGCCCATCAGTTACAGGATTTTCTTTGGGTCAAATTAATAGTGCATTAGATAATTTTGATTTAAACGCTGGCTACACCAATAACTATGGATTTATACAAGGTGGTGAATGTTACTTCTTAAGTGAGCCTGTTTTTGATATACCACAATTCACTATTTCTAGTTTGACTTCCGATATCTGTAATTCAGATGACTGTCCGAAATGTTCAAGAATTGGTTGTTATAATGGAGCTACAATAGGTAGTTTTTCATATACTGATTGTACTTCAGGTGCGATAGTTACAGGTTTTACTAGTGGTATAAATGTGTGTGTTGATACTAGTCAGGAATTTTATGGTGTTGATGTTAGTGGTTATGTTGAATGTACAAATCAGACTAGGGTAAATTACGAAATTACTGGATCTGTAACAGGTACATGTGAAAATGAAAATGGTGGTATAATTGCAATAGTAATTAATGGAGGGGTTCAACCATATACTATACAATATAATGGACCAGCACCTGAGTCGGCATTAGGTGACTATCCAGAACAAATATATAATAACATTGTATTTGATGGATTACCTAATGGTGTATATGGTTTTACTTTTACAGATTCTATAGGTGAAGTAAGGTCTATAAGCTTGGCAGTTCAAGGATGTACATCCATATCAATTAATGAAGTTAGAAATACCACATGTGGTAATGATAACGGATTGATAAGTGGTACTACAACTGTTGATAATTACCCTGTAAGTTCATATCTTTATAGAGATCAAATTTTAGTCGGTCAATTTAACTTATTTACCCCCGAATTTTCATATAACAACTTATCTCCAGGAGCTTACTATGTTGGTATCGTGGGTAGTGATAATACTACTTCAGTATCGCAGACAGTAATTTTAGAAAGTTCGACTTTAGTTGAGTATGACTATACTGTTGAAGGTGTTCCACAATGTAATTTGACTGGTGGTTCTGTAAATATTAATATCACTGCGGGTGAATCTCCGTACAAATTATACTTCCCTAATGGATTTAGTGCCGAGACCGAAAATAATGAATATGCTTTCACAGGTTACAGTGTTGGTCAGACTTCATTTACAATAATAGATTCGAATGATTGTGCGGTTACCGAAAACTTTTTTATGTCATCAGTCAATTTACTGACTGTAAATGACATTATACTTCGAGCAGTACAATGTCTTGATTGTAATGGTGAAATTGATTTCACAATTTCTGGTGGTACGGCACCATTCGAGGTAAAGTTGGACCAGGGAGAATTTGTGGAAGTTGATGGTAATGAAGTGACACTTACAGGGTTATGTGCAGGTGCTCACACTATTCTAGTTAGAGATGTTGATGGTTGTCAATCAAACAATAATACGGTTACTAATTTTACAATTAACGATCTTGGAGGTTTAAATAGTGTTGAAATTACTAAGACTGATGCTGGTTGTGGAAATGATGGTACGATAAGTATTCAAGTTGATGGTCAATTTGTAGTGGGTCAAACATTATTTAGATATCATGGTGTGTGTTCTTCACCCACTTCTAATTACGGTGAGGTAGAGTTTGATGTTGTAACTAACCAATTTGATACATATCAAACTGGTTTGGCTTCAGGACCTTGGAGTATTACTGCGGGTACAATAAATAATACTACTGAAAAAGAATATATTTGTCCATTCGAATCTGAATTAACAATAGGTGACGCTGAGATACCATTTACTATTCAAAAAACTATTGCAGATACTACATGTGGTCAAAATAATGGGTCTGCATATATATTAATATTCAGTAATAATGATCAGTTACTAGATGAGTTATTAGGAATTACCTCAACGTATGATATCATAGTTAAAAATACGGTAAATCAACAAATTGTATTCCAAAATATAGGTACAACCACAGCATCATTTAATGTAGTTAATCTAGCGCCTTCTACATATGTGGCGACTTTAACAAACGATAATGGATGTAGTTTAGAGGATTATTTCACTATTGGTACAAGTAGTGGTATAAACTTTACATTAATAGTTCAACAACCAGTAAATGGTAATGATGGAAGAATTGAAGTACTAGTAACCGATGGAACACCACCATATTTTTATGGTTTCAATGGTGGTAATGCTTCTGATCAGAGTATATATGAGAACTTAACTTCTGGTATTTACACTGTAACAGTTATAGATAGTAGTGGTTGTTTATTAGAACAAAGTGTTGAATTAAAAGGATCAATTAATGTAGAATCTAGTCAGATAATAGAAATTTCTAGTAGTGACTTTAATATAACCACATCAGGTAAGAGATCTATCAAAAATATGTTTGATGAAGGATTTACTGAGGTAACCTATGGTAACGCTGGTTGTGTACTCATTAATGCAACATTTACGGCTAGAGTTACCATATTGGGTGATGGTATAACAATTGACGAAACAGTTAATTTCTACAACTCTACTAATATCTACGATTATCCATCCGATAACCAATGGGCATCGGCAGTTTCATCGATACTATCATCAATTGAATATTTCAGTGAGTATGATGTGGATTTACTGACGAATCTTGTTACTGTCAAGTCAGAAGTTATTGATGACGTAGATCCGCTAGAAGATGCTACCATGTCATTGAATATGAGTATCGATTATGATATTGAATGTTCTTCAACATTAAGAGAAGGTATCTTACCAACATTAACAGCAACTATAACCAATACTCCAACACCAACTAATACTCCTACAATTACTCCTAGTGGTAAGTTAGAGGATCTTATAAAATCAGTAATGATAAGTTCTTGTTGTAGAAATGATGTAAAGGAAGTTCTTGTCAACGGATTGATTTCTATTAATGACATTATAGAATATAACGATGAATGTTACGAAGTTATACAATTATCTGATAGGGATAATGGTGAATTAGTTGAGTCAGATGTTTATACATCATGTAGTGGATGTACTTCTGAGGTTATCTGTCCTACACCAACACCAACAGTAACAACGTCACAGACTCCAACTAATACTCCAACAAATACAGTTACACCTTCACAAACTGCGACTAGTACTCAAACACCTACTCAGACATCGACTCAGACACAGACTCCAACTAACACACCAACAAATACTGTGACACCATCTATTACGTCTACACAGACACCAACAATAACACCTTCACAGACGGCTTCGAACACACCTACACCGACACAAACGCCGAGTAATACAGAAACACCAACAAATACACCTACACCAACAAATACGCCAACTAATAGTGTGACACCATCTGAGACACCAACAAATACTCCTTCTACGACAAATACTCTTACACCAACATCTTCAGTAACTCCATCTGAAACACCAACAAATACACCGACTAACACTCAAAGTCCAACACCATCAATTACAGTTTCACCAACCGTAACTACAACAATTACTTTATCACCATCTATTACACCATCTAATTCTGCAACACCAACAAATACCCCATCTAATACTGCTAGTTTGACACCGACTCAGACTATGACTAATACACCAACTACTACTCAGACACCGACAAATACAATAACACCAAGTAATACCCCAACAAATACTCAAACACCATCCAATACGCCGACAATTACTCCGACCGCTTCGCCAACTAAATCGTTAGGTGCTACCAACACTCCAACACCAACAAATACTCCGACAAATACGGTTACACCATCCGAAACTCCAACTCAAACTCCAACTCAAACACAAACTCAAACTGAAACACCAACCCAGACCCCGACACAGACCCAGACACCTACAAATACACCTTCCAATACTACCACAGTGACACCATCGATTACTGAAAGTCCGATAAATTATGTTGGTGTACAATTGAGTGGATGTTGTGATGGTGATGTAATCACAGTCAACTTGTCTAAGACATACGCAATTGATAACAATGTAGTACTTGTAGATAATACTTGTTATAAGGTGATAGCAATTGCTGACATAATATACGTTGGTTACGAATTTAAGTCACCAATAAATGAATTTGAGGATTGTGATGAGTGTAATAATTTCAATAATGAATGTATAACACCAACACCAACGAAGACTCCGACTAATACAGTAACACCGACAAATACTATAACACCAACAAATACTTACACACCATCTGTAACACCATCAGTAACAGTAACAAACTCATTGACACCTTCGACCACAGATGTACTTTATAGTACTCCATTTCCTACAAATTCACCAACACCTTCACAAGGTTATGTATATGCTACATATATAGCCAGTATTGTGGGTGTTTCAGTTTCTCAATACTACTATGATGACAGTAGTGAATTCTGGCCATTTAGTGGAACACAAAATAGTAAATTGGTAATACCAAATATATTAGGTTCTGAAAATCTGGCGGTGTATACTAATAGTATATGGGAGGTAGACGGATGGTACCTCAAAATCAAAACTATATATTCACCAAATGTCGAATCAGATGTAAAAGTTGCAAATAACTTTATAGGTTACACCGAGGACTAATAATATAGATAGTTTACATATTTATTTGATATGGGAACTAATACAAACAATTTATATCTTTCAGGGATTTCCAGTGGATTGGTTTATAGGGTTGTTGGATCCGAGTTTAATACTCCTTATAGTGATTTAACTTCTAAGGACGGTAGATACTTATTTCACCCAGGAGAATATGTTGAAGTCGAACTTTTCTTATCAGACTTTAAAGGGTATAGAGCTACAAAACAAAGATTTTCAGCTATTCCTGCTAAGAAAGAGGATGGTAATAATATTAAAGTTACTGAATCACAATTTTTAGTTATTACAAAAGATGAATATGATAATTCAGAATGGTCTACTTGGACTTCGGATTTTATGCTTGCTAGAATGAAAAACAAATATAAACCACCATTTGATGTTTTTGGTGATGGTGAGCTAATAGTTTACGATATGAAGTATATCAATGAAAATGAATTGACAGGTACCACATTTCCAAATAGAGTTCTCAGACAAAGAGTTGACGTAGATTATGATATATTTCTAAGATTTGACAATTACAATGAGTGTTTATCTAGGTTTACAGATATTCTTGAACTTATGAAAACGTATTTTAATAATAGTTTTGATGATTATTCATATGAATATGACCTCAATATTATAACAAATGAAGAAGATGCTTTTTATAGACCTGGTACTAAGTATACAGTTCATAACGATGTTGTTCAAGAATATAATGATAATCCCGGAATCATGAATTTTTTACCTGCAATTATCTCTTATAACCATTATTTTAATCTAGGTGGTTTATATAAAGAGACGGGATGTCACTATCAGGTCATTTATACTGATTATGAGGATGGTTTTTATACTGGTTTTGGGTATATGCATACACCATATTCAATAATCAATTTAAATTTGTGGACTAATATACCAAAATTAGAAAATGATTATTGGTGGGCACAAGTACAACTTCACGAATTAGGTCATTGCTTGGGATTGGATCATAGTTTTAATAATTTAGTAGGTGGTTGGATAGATCTTTTTCCCGATCTACCTGTTGATGCTATCGATGGTCTTACTAGATTTTTGTCAATTGCAAATACACAGCCAAGTTACAATGAAGGACAGTTCTTTATTGCATACTCTGGAGAAGCACCAGGTTATTCTGCGATTATGTCTTACCAAATGGACCCGTCACCTCTGTATAATGCACCATTCAATGCACCTGCATTGATGGATAGGACTAATACAATATATTCTGCAAACACAACTTACAGAGATTATCCTTTAACTACTGATCCTATTGGATGTCAATTCATTAATAGGGGACAAACTAATGCCGAAGGATTTAGTGTGTACACCGGTTTGAATTTAAACTTATTTTCCTACATGACAAATGGTGAATTCTCAGAAGGAGAGATCACTGGAATGACACTTAATTTCACCGCTACAACTGGAATCGAAAAATATATGATGATATCTTATTGGGATTTTTATATCGATCCGAATGATGTAACATGGACAGATACAATGGGATATGTTATTTATGCGAGAAAGGAAAATGACCCCAATCCGGTTAGTAGTGACTATGAAGTTGTATATTTTAAAACTGAACCAGAATCTCAACCAGAAAATTTAATATCGGGTAATACTACACAACAAAGTATCCAATTGAATATTAGTAATTTAATTTCTAAAGGTATTTTAGACTATGACAATTTGTCTAATTTTATGATTAGAATATATTATCTTCCACAGAATGTATCTGCTTTCGCAGGTAATGTTATTCTAGAAATGGACGATATGAACCTAGAAATCAGAACGACAGGATCAACGTACACAAGAAAGGCAAAAGAATTCAACTCGATATTTGAATGGGATGGTGTTAAAAAAACCTCACATCCGGGAGTTATTTTCCCATTTAATGATAGATTTACATCTTATGAGGTAAAAGGTTGTAAACCTGCATTATATTCACAAAATCATTTTTTTGGTTTAAATGAATCTAGTGATAATATACTTTATATAATTGAAATAGATCTAGAAGAAAATCAAACAGAACCTCCAACATATATCAATGCGATTAATTTAAGTACGTTCAATAAAACCAGAACTTTGTTATCAGAAACACTATTAGGTAAATTTTCAATTATAAATGTAAAAGATTTTAAAGTTGACGAAAATTATTTTTATGTTTTAAGAGTTGCTAATGATGTTGTGATAAGCGGAGAAACCTATTCAACTACTCATTTAGTTGAGAGATATACTATTACAAATCATATTAATTTTTCTTTTGTTGAAACCCCAGACGTCTCAACCCTTTATACATTTTATAATAGTGAGAATTATACAATAATGCAGGATATCGATTTGGCCGATGATGGAGATGTATATCTAACTGTGGGCGAATCGACGACAGTTAAAGTAACTCTAGAAACTTCCCAGGAAACGATCAAAAAAAGTATAACACTTGACGATGATTATATAACAGGGAATTCTTATGCGTATGATGCTTTTGGGTATCTTGATGCAAAATCAGGTTCAACTAATTCAACATTTTTTATTTCAACTGATGCTTCGGAAAACTATTACAAAATTGGTGTATTAAATCAAGAGAGAGATACTGTAGTGGTAGAATTTACTATACCGCCAAATCAAATTACAGGTGGAGAATTTAGCCCTGAATTTATTGGAAAACCCAAAACTTTATTTTTTAATAAAAACAATATAAATTATGACCTATCAATTGTTTTAGATACTGGAAAGATATTAAATTTGACTGGTGATACTTCTGAAAATGGAAAAGAAATTTCACCACAAGGACTAGAACTGATATATGATTTTTATAGTGGAAGTACAGAACCTAATTATACTCTGAGTGCGGTACATAAGAATTATAAAGATGTGGAATTTAGCTTTTTCTCAAGTAAAACATTATTTCTGAGTGGTTTGGGTACAAACTTTACTTATTTTTTCACATCTATAGAACCTATAGGTATCAATCCTAGTATTGGGGATAAAATATCTGGATTAACATATAATACTGGATTTGAATATGATAATAATACACTAACAAATGGTGAAACATTCTATCAGGTAGTTGATTTTGACGATTGGAGTTTGGGGTATAATCTTTTTAGATCGCACCAAATACCGTTCATAGATGATAATGGAGGTTTGATCGATTATGAGTTTGATATTGTAGATCCTTCAGATACCCAACCGACTATTAATTTTACGGGTACCGTTAGAATAAAATTGTTTATCTACTTGAATAGTTTTTATGGTGATGGAACTGGTGTTGATAGTACATCTATTAATACCAGTATAATTTCGGCTTTGAATTATTTTAGTTCACACATTGAAGAAAATGCGGTCATTGGTAACTACGGGTTTAATTTTGATATAAGTTGGGAAATTTTTGATTTCGATGTGATACCACCATATGATGTGGGAAATAATACTAGTTTTAGAGAATACTATGAAAATATACTTGGAGGTTCACCTAAAAATTATTCTGGTGGTTCTCCTCATATAATTTTCAGTATTTGTCCTGAAATTTCAGTACCTGGTGATTTAGATGTGGAAAATACTGCTACAGGACAAGTTTTCGAAGAAAGTGTGTATTCTACAATGGTAGTGAGCGATCTAACAAATAGTGGTAGTTGGGATAGAAAATTGTTTGGACATCTTTTGGGATGTAATTTAGGTTTGAAACCTACAACTGAACAAGGATGGTCAAGTGTATTTAATGATTTGTTAATTGATGGGTTAGATACTGCAGGTGGTGAGGTTTATTTACCTCCTGAGTTGACATCTAGCGGAGATACTACAGGAAATCAAATAAAATATATGGCATATTACGGTGAATTGTCGGGACTCGACTCAAAAAAACTTTCAATTATGTCTAAAGGTTCATTTAATACGATATTTTATGATTGTCCACCTAATGCTCAAGCAGTTTTAGATGAAAATCTAATTGATTCTGATGCTACATTTACCACTTTAAAGGGTCAAGATATACCTAATGTTGGTGATAAGATAAACATTAGTTATATTGGTTTTTTAGATAATGTAGAAATAGGTGATCCACAGTTAGATTATATAGAAATCGATTATAAAGATGCATGGGATCAAACATCATTATTTACTACAATAGATTTAATAAATTCTGGTAACACAAATACTTATAATATTCTAAGTGGTGCTACGGGAACTACTACTGGTTATAAAACAATAACTATTTCTGGTGATAATCTATTTAATGTTTTCGATTACAACGACCAATACGGTTTTGGGTTAAAAATAAGTAGAGAAAGAATTTTAAGCTCTGGTTTTTGGGTTGGATTAACCTTAACTAGAACAGATATAAAGATTAAGTTCCACCTTTCTGACGGTACAGTATTAGAAAAATTACCAACAGATCTGTTTAATACAACTTCAAATGGTGAAATCGTACAAAGTTATGCGACAACTGCGAACAGAACAGAATTATATAATTCTTATGAATTGAATATAATTAAGAGGACCTTAAATTATTATTTATATAATTATTATAAAGACTAAGTTTATAAAAATGGTTAACGTTACAACAGGGTTTAATAATCTAGGGAGACAAGAAGATGATATAAAAGTTTCTTTTGTAGGATCAGAATCTGATGGTGCCGGAAATATTTTTGTTGACGGAAAATACACAAAGTGTACATTCAAAAATAAAACAAAAAATGGATATTCATTTTTATATGTTAATGTAATAAGTGATTTTTATGATTACATGAAAAAAGGTGCATCTTTTATCGTCGATAATGAAGGAAACTCAACAGGTGAATTTGATGGTAAGTCTTTTAGTAGTTTAGAAGGTAAATTTACGGAACTAAAGCAAGTCACACCAGTGACTGAATATAATGTCATAACTCAATATATAGATAATGCTTAAATTATGTTAAAAATTACAAAAAATAACAAAAAAATTAAATTTATAATTGATTCAGAAGAATTTGACCGAGTAGAGTTCAACGGTGAAAATGTATTACCTATTAATTTTACATATAAAGAGATAACTAATAAAAATAAACTAGTAAGATCTTATAAATTACCCGAAATTTCTTTTAATATAATAGATGATGATATATTTGGTAAGACAAACCAACAAGCCAGGTTTTCAGGTAAATTAAATGAAAACATAAATATCGTATACCCAGAGACGGTTAGAGAATTTAGTATGGGTGAATTTAGAGTGTGTGGACACGACCACTAAAAGATGGGAAAAATAATACTTAGATTAACAATTGGTTCGAATGCCTTAGGTCCATTTAATGTATATGTGGACTCAATGAGTAATGACCCAATAATTTCTGCAACCACACGATTTGATTTACAGGCGGGTAAAGAAGTTGATCTAGTAGGTAGTGAAGAGGGTATTGAGTATACAATATATGTGAAAGAGGATAAGGAGTCCTGTGATAGTCCAACAATATCTAAAAAAGTGGTTATATACGATGATGAGACTGAATCTAGAGAAAACCTACGAATACCGACAACACCATCGGCAACACCTTACCTAAATTATGACCTGTATCTTTACAAAAAATGTCTTAGTGAAGGTACTACGGTTGAAAGAAAGTTTTTTAATGTAAAAAGAAGTTTAGAGTCTACTAATGTTATACTTTATAATAATGAATGTTATTTAAGAGAAAACGGACCATTAAAAGTTGATCCAAAAGTTGAATATATTAGTGACGGATTTTTTGAGACTTGTGTTGAATGTCAAGGAAGTATAATATCAGAAGCGGAAAAAAATAGACAGGCCCCCCCACCATTTTATTACGGAGTATACTTAAGAAATTGTTGTGATCCTACAGCCCCAACCATAACGGTAAATTATAACTTCAGTTACTGGATTAGTAATACGAATATTGGTATTCCATCACCACAATGGATTCCACCAGTTTTAGGTTATGCAATATCATTTGGTGATGATAACCACGATTTAAGTTGTTGGGTAATTGTATCAGTAATACCTGGAACTTTCGCTAATGTACCATTTGTAAATTCAACTCTTTTCAAGGGTTGTAAGGATTGTAGAAAATATATTCCTTGTACTGAACTTTATAAGGCAAAGTCATGTTTTGAAGGTGTTACACCTGAAGAAATATTTGTAACTTGTGAATCATCTGCTCTACATCCTACAGCACCTTTAGGTCCAGGAAATAATATATTTACATATACTAATGGGCATTGTTACTATATAAGTGCGGAGACTAATATACAGACACCTGCTAATGCTATTAATGTTACTGATATATTGAATCCATATTTGAAATGTAGTCTATGTACTCCTCCACCTACATTTACATATGTTATAAAAAATTTGTGTTGCCCATCAACTGCTGATGATCAAGTATTGCAAAGAAGCGGACCTCCTGGTCTTTCATTAGGTAGTGCAGTTTTCCTTTGGGGAAATTGTTGGATTGTTACATTTATTATTGAACAGGATTATGGGTATCCTCCATTGAATTATGATCTAACATTTGATGATTGTGATGATTGTTTAGATACGATGTCTGGTGGTCATGTAATATGTCCTACCGCTAGTGTAACTCCTACTCCTACAACAACACCTGTTACACCTACACCCACACCTGAACCATCAATAACACCAACAAAAAGTGTTACACCAACTTTCACACCAACAAACTCACCAGTAAATCCGATTAAATGTGTTCTTACTAATTGTTGTGATTTTAATGATGCAATTATCAAAAGAATGTTATTTGATCCAGGTGTTTCACCGCAACTTGGTTGGGTGGTAGTAATTAACAATATTTGTTATAAAATCACAGAAATTAATTATCCTTTCGCGTTTGGTCCTATTATTTATTTTCCGAGTTCAGTAATTTTTATGAATGAAAATTCTGATACTAATTGTGAAAACTGTATAAATCAGGCGAATCCAGTTTGTTCAAGTTCATCTTTTGTTGGATGTACAAGTGGACAATATTTTAATATACCTGGTGTAAGTACTCTATTTAACACTTTAGTGGGTAGTACTTATATATTCACTAACCCTTCAGTTGAAGAAGTATTTTTTAATTTACCGACTAATGATTTGTGTTTCACATGTGTCCAGAACACAGGTCAACAGGAAACACTACTAATAGGTTCTGTTACAAATGCGGAGATTGTTGAATGTACAGATACTGAATGTGTATATATACCGCCATCACCAACTAAAACTCCCACACCAACACCAACACCCATAAGAAAAATATTACAGTATGTTGAATGTTGTTCATTTGCAGGTCCATACTTTGGTTATGTTGATATATCGTTAAACGTATCTATAAATGATGTGATTAACATTAATAATACCAGTTGTTTTATTGTACAAGAAATCTATATGGCAAACCCGCCAGGAGTATTCTCAATTGATAATTTAACAAATGCGACTTTGACGGTTTATTCTGATAGTCAATATGATATCCCGTGTTCACATTGTGAGTGTGACATTGACCCAAATTGTGATAATCCATTAAGTGTTTGTTCTACAACACCAACGGCAACTCCGACTATTACTCCTAGTATAACACCGACATACTCTCCAACACCAACCATAACCAAAACACCGACAAGAACCGCATACAGAGTAAAAGTACTAGCTAAAAGTTGTTGTAATGAAAACTATACAAAAAGATTTTGGGTACCGATTGGTTCACAGGTGGGTCAAGGATTTGTTTTTGAAGATTATTACTTATATGTTGGTACACAATACGGTGCATGTTGGGAAATAGTCGAATTAAATGTATTCGGATCACCTTTATTAAATACGATGATGGATCCTCAGTATGAAAATGGATGTCCTGATTGTCAACAGAATTATCCTGAATCTTCAACATGTCCAACTCCAACTTTAACAAGGACACCATCTACAACACCGACATTTGATTGTGGAGGACAATGTCCGCCACAAACGACACCACCAGGAGATGGTGATGGTGATGATGGTGGTGGGTCTGATCCTTGTTTATGTCCTACAATTTATGATCAATTATTACCATATGTCAGATTTCAATCCTCAGTTTGTTGTGGGCCTAAAGAGTCGCCATTTACAGGTGCTACAGATCCGGATAGAACGTCAGTTTTCTTCACTTATGATACTACAAACGAATTTAGCCAACCATTCACAATAAATAAACAATACTTCAAAAATTTAACAAGTATTGAAGATTGGCAAAAAACGATTCAGTTTTTCGGTGATGTGAGTACATATTATGACACTGGAAATCATCCACCTTATACTGATATTACAAGGGACTTCAAAGGAGGATTATTACCTTTCAAACCTTTCTATGATGGAACTGCGGGTGTTACATTTTACGAAAATTTATACCACCAATTCCAATCGTGGATGAATTTCTTTGGTCCAGTCACATCTTATTTTAGTTTTTTCCAACAGATGGATGATTTACAGGTACAATATGAAGAGTGGGGTATAGGTATTGAGGACGAAGGAACAAATTTAACAAAAAATACTGACCCAATAACTAAAAATAGATATGGAAATAATTTACCTGCTGGTTTAATGAGGATTAATGAACAACTAGCAGGATTCTTTAGTTTGCAAAATTATACTAAGGGTGGTGACCAATCTAACTTTTCATTAGACGAAGGAGGTGGACAAACAACGGAAGATTATGGTAACACTACACCTTTTATTATGGGATTTAATCAAGGCTATGGTTGGAAAAATAATGCTTCTAATGCGAAAAAGCTTGTAATACTAATAACAAATCCTGAACATCTAAATTGGGGAATGAATGATAATCAATCTCCTTTAGGTACAAACAATACTGAAAACGACCCATCAAGGATTTGGTTCCAAACAAGATTTATAGTAGAAGGTATGAAATCACCATATGCAGGATATTTAGGAAATGCTTTAGATCCAACAAATATTGTTAATACTACTTATGGTTTATTTGACACATATGTTTATCACCAGGAAATAATTGCAATCGGTGTAGGTGAAGGTCAAGACTGGGAACATTTAGATGAATTAGCATCATATCCGGATTATGTTCATAGAATTGGATCGCTAGATGATTTAAGTGATGAAAATTTCTTGTGTGAGATACATAAAAATCTATGTGATGTTTCAAGATTTGGATATTTGTATCTAAGTGGTTTAACTACGGGTAATATTTATGTTTTCCACCCGTTGACTGATTTCTATAATCATCGAACACAACAAGTTCAGACTGGTCCATTAGGTATTTTTACTATTGGTGATATAGTCTCAGGTACTACGTATCAAAAATTAAAAGGAGAACCTGCAGATTATGGTGAATTTACACAGATCAGAGCTCTTTCATATAATAATGAAAAGGTTAAAAACTGGGAGACAAAATATAAAGTAGTTGGTTACAATGATGTTTATGAAAATGGAATTTTTGTGTACCATGATTGGTGGAGAGGTCAACCTATAAAAGAAACATTCCCATATGAGGGTGAAAATTTACTAGATAAATTTTATTCTAACGGTGATAAAATTGTCTATGACTTTGTCAAATTATATGAATTTGGATACGAATGTTATTCATTAGGTTGTTTCTATGATAACCAGGATGATGATATTGATCCGCCAGTAGTACCAATTCCAAGTGGGGTTGATGATCCAGAAGAAAATCAGATATTCGATGGTACAATAAAGATTAGAATTGACGTAGCGCAAGAAATTCTAAGTTTTGCTTCGGAGAACTTGATACTTCAAGTAGCTACGGAATGTGGTGAAAGAATCGTTGAAGCCATCGAAAATACTGACGAAATCTTATTTGATGTCGAGTATGAAATATTTATTGCGGACAACCCAGATTTAGATGGTTTAGATAGAATAGAATACCATAGTTACTTTATCGACAATTACGGTGGTATTATGGAAACGGGTTTCCATAAAGGTATAATAATCTCAAATTCACAGGGAACTAGTTCACCTATTTTAGGGATCGCGGAATTACCAGGATTTACCTTAGAATTAAATGTTGGTTCGGTAAATCAATTAATATATAGTGAATTAGATGAAGTCTGTGTACACGAATTAGGTCATACTTTTGGATTACACCATACTTTCCTATGTTCTGGATCAAGATGGAAAACATTATATCCTGAACTTGAACTAAATTCATTAGATAATAACTTACCAAATCCACGTTTTAGTGAATGTTTAAGATGTGGTGACTATCAGTCGTATTATGATGAGACTGAAGGTGCTGCAGCTTATATGTCTTATCGTAGATTTAGAACGTACACATGTGGTTCTGTTAGAAATACATTAGGACCTATCGATCAGAATTATTTGGAACCAAATAGATTAAAATATAATCTTAATTTAATTAACACTACCACTACATCTAACGATTTCATTTTTGACCCACAATACGATCAAAATTTCATGAGTGTTGCAGGGGATGATAAAAGACCTAATATAATTTATCAAAAATTTGCATTAGATAATCAATTTACTAATTCATCGATAACTAATATTAACCTTTCTTTTAGTCTTAAGGGGAGTTATAATGACACTATTGCTGATGACCTATCAATTCTAAGAGTTTCTGCGGTTAATCAAAATGGTGATAGTTGGTTAGCATACACCAACGGTATAAATAGTCTAGTAAATAATCAGGCTATTAGTGTTAATACAAACCTCACAAATTCTAACGGTGGATTGGCATTATTCGATTATAATAACCAAGAAGGATTTGGTATTCAATTTGAAATTGAAAGATTGTCACCATATACGCCAAGTAGTTGGTATTATATAATATCAAATCTAAGTGTCACAATAACAACAACAAATGGTCTGTTTGAGACTAAACCTAAAGATTATTATCACAAATTAAGTGATACTTTAGGTACTCAAAATGTGAGAGTTACTGATTGTGAATTAAACTTTGCTAATAAATTTACAAGCTATGAAGGTCAAATAATTCAATATTACGTTAACAATTTAAAAAATTACTTTGATTTGTAATATTAAGTAAATAATCCATTTTAGATAATATTTATATTCGATGGCACAAATAATAGTAAGGTTAACTTTATCTTCAAACGCTGTAGGTCCGTTTGATATATTTACGGGGTCTACCGAAACAGTGCCAATTGGTGAAAATTTTACACGAGATGAGCTTATTTATGGTGTAAGTATTAATTTAGATGGTTCTACACAGGGTACACCATATACTTTATTTATTAAAAGTAATGAGTCAGATTGTGGTAATGTTATCTCTAAAAATATTGTAGTATATGACCAAGATGAGATAATAAGAAACGCCAATAGAGGACCAGATGTAACACCTTCACCAACACCACTGAATCAGGAGTATGATTTATTTTTATTCAATTCAATTTGTCAATTGGAAGGTGAGAGTGAAACTTTATTTTTAAACATACCTTCAAATCTTTATGGTAATTACGTTTCTTATGATGACAAGTGCTGGTTGAAATCGGCGGGTCCATTGGATATGGATTATCGTCATCCATTTATAAATTCTGCTTATGAAAACATCGAATCATGTTTAGCATTTAGTCCTTGTCCTGATGATTATTATACTGTCCTTGCTAGATTATGTTGTGATCATAAAACCACTCTATATTTCAATATCGCATCGCCAGCAGAAAGTAATCAAATTTTTAGTAACGGTGGTAGTTGTTGGGAAGTTATCGAAAAAATATCACCACTCGAGACTCCAGGTTACATTTATATAGATCAAACTGATTTTGCCGTCAGTTGTCGATCTTGCCTAAAACGTAATCCCTGTACATTTGTTTACAAGGCTACGGAATGTTGCGGCACAACTAATCAAGTACATTATTTTAATGTTCAGGTTACTAGTACTGATTTCAATCCATTGAGTGTTTCCTATAATAATACATGTTACAATATAATAGAACTATTTGCACAATATGAAATAAGTACATATCCAACAATAACTAATAATGGTGTATATGCTAGCTGTAAATCTTGTAGGAAAAGGTACCCTTGTAGGGATTATTTCTATTTTTCAGCCGTCAAATGTTGTACAGGTGAAAAGTCTGATATCTACTTTAAATTAGATGTAAGTGAGAATCAACTAAACAATACATTTTATTTCGAATATGAAAATGAATGTTATTACACATTCATGAATGTTCCACTACCTGATACGGTTTTTGAGGGTACTGTTTACCCAGAGATCGATAATTTTTACTTAAACTGTAATCTTTGTCAAGCTGAAAATCCATGTACACCTACTCCGACCCCAACCCAAACTTTAACACCAACACAAGAAATTGTTTACAAAACAGTAGTTGCTGTAAAAAATTGTTGTTATGATGTAACAGAATGGATTGCGGTTAATGTACCAACCTTTTTAAATCCAGAAATTGATAAATCAATATTCTTCGATGGTGATTGTTATAGTATACAAGTTATTTTTGATGAGGAAGTAAACAATCAGTATCCACAAATAACATCGATATTTGAAGACTGTGAATACTGTACACAATTTTCACCTTGTGGACCACCTGATCCTTCACAAACACCTACAGTAACTAATACACCTTCTATTACTGGTACAATTACACAAACACCAACGGTAAGTGTTACAAACACTTTAACACCTACTAACACACCGACACAAACTAAAACGCCTGTAGTCACTCAGACACCGACAATTACTAAAACACCCCAACCTACACCTACAAATAGTGTCACTCCTAATTTAACACCTACTATATCTTCATCTAATACCCCAACACCAACTGCGACTGTTACAACAACAAGTACACAAACTAATACTCCTACTAACACTAAGACCCCACCCCAGACTCCAAGTATTACTCCGTCACAAACAGCTACACCTACTAAGACTGTAACTAAAACTCCCGCCGCGACACCCACATCGACAATATTTTATAAATGTGTAGCTGCTAGATCGTGCTGTAGTGGTAATCCAAAAATTTTATCAGTACCTTCTATTTTCAATTATAATGATACTGTAATATTTTCAGGTGAATGTTTTCATAACCTATCATTCTTATATGACGGTCCTTGTAATGATGGTAATTACGTTGATACTGAACATTTCGAAAACTGTGATGTATGTATCGCAGAAAATGTATGTGTAACGCCGACACAGACACCAACAAGCACACTAACTCCTACAGTGACATCATCAAACACGCCGACAAATACACCAACTAGGTCTCAAACACCTACACCTACACCAACTTCTAGTGTTGACTCTGGTAAACTTCCTGCACCAACACCATCAGCTAGTGCAGACACCAGAGGTGTAAGGGTAATAAGCTGTTGTACAGATTTCCAAGGAGACGCGGATGAATTATTATTAAGGGCACCAAATGATTTCACAATTGGTACAGTTATTAGGTATCAGGGAGAGTGTTATACAATCATCGAAATTACGGGTAACAGTTATGATTTAATTGATTACGAAAGTGGTGAGTACGTATCTTATACCGCATGTACTGCATGTACTGATAGGGAACCTTGTCCCACTTTGACACCAACACCTACAACAACATTGACACCAACACAAACGGTTACAAAGACACCTAAAGCGACTGTAACTCCTTCTAATACGCCAACAACTTCTCAGACACCTACAGTAACTAGAACTCAAACTTATTATGTGTGGAGTGCAAGTGGATGTTGTAATGGTGATGTAAAATTTGTATCTGCACCATTTGGAAGTCAAGTGGGTGATATCGTAGAGGTCAGTTCACAGTGTTTTACATTGACTACACAAGTTACTGGATATACTGGTACTTCAGAGATTGCTCTTTCGACTAATTTTGATACTTGTTCAGAGTGTACCGATACTAATGTTTGTAATACACCAACACCTACAAGAACACAAACTCAAACACCAACTAATACGGCTACAAATACCCCAACTAATAGTGTAACACCATCAATAACTAGGACGAGTACATTAAAATTGGTTTATGCGTTTCCAATATGTTTTTCTGGTTCTCCTAGTTATCAATTGTTTGGTGAAGTCTTCTATTCTGCTACTGACCCTATTATAGGGAATTTCGGTTTTTATAGTAATAGTTGTTGGGAGATTACCTACATATTCTCAGATGAATTTGTCCCTCTTGGAGAGGTTTTGGGACCAGTTAATTTCCAATTTAGTAGCGACTCTGAATGTCTCTCAGCACATCCATGTCTTACACCAACACCTACACCATCTGTCACATCAACAGTCACACCGACAGCTACGGTATCACAGACACCAACGATTACTAAAACTAATACTCCAACATCGAGTCAGACTCCTACACCTTCGTTAACTAGAGGTTTACAGAGTTACGTCATGAGATCTTGTTGTTACGGTGATTATACATTCTTCAACGGATACACAAACTTTGGTTTATATCTTAAACCTGGGCGTGTTTACTGGAACATAGAGGAAAATAATTGCTATGAGGTAGTTGAGGTAATCCCATATAATAGTAATTATGATACGACTATCTTTGGGGTGTATGACGATTGTGAGACTTGTACAAGTGCTGTGGTTTGTCTAACTCCAACACCAACACCAACTAATACTGAAACTGCGACACCAACACCTACGACAACAACTTCGATTGTCCTAGGTAAATTAGTAAATGTTTGTGATAGTAATGATGTAATTTATTATAATATACTTAATGGGTCATCAGGAAAAACCGTCAGCGTTGAATATGATTGTTATACTATTACTGAAGTATATAGTTATGATGCACCATCCTTACCCACATATTATGGTCTATATTATGACACTGTAGTTCAGTGTCAGAATGCACATGGAGTATGTCCAACAAATACGCCAACAAACAGTCCAACAACATCGGTAACACCTACAAATACACCAACAAGTTCACAAACAACTACACCAACACCGACAAACACATCGACAACAACTCAGACACCTACTAATACACCAACAAATTCTCAGACTGTTACCCCAACGATTTCAAAGTCTATCGATCAAACTCCAGATCCAACTTCAACTTCAACTCCAACACCTTCACCATCACCTTCAGAGGGATCTACACAAACGCCTACACCAACATCAACAAATACCGCAACACCTTCTAATACGCCTACAAATACACCAACACCATCAATAACTAAAACTACATTCCAGACAAGTACACCCACACCTACCAATACACCAACATCAACAAACACACCAACAAATACACCGACAAATACTGTGACACCTACGGTTACAGTTACACCTAATGCCTCCCTAACACCTACACCAACACTAAGTCCGACACCGGATTTTGTACAATGGGTTGCTTATGATGAATGTTCATTAACATATGCGGGTGTTAACATTAGTAGTCATTTAGGTTTAACAACTGGTGATACTGTTGGGTTCAGTGCACAATGTTTCACTTTGTTTACTTATATTACTGATGGTTATAATAGTTCATATGCCACAGGAATTTATCCATGTACATTTACTGGAAATACTTGTATTAGTCCTACACCTACAAATAGTAGTACACCAACAACAACACCGACTAATACACCTACAAGTAGTGTGACACCTTCGGTAACACCAACTAGAACTGTAACACCAACTAATACAAATACAGTTACAAGTACAACAACAGTAACTCCAAGTAATACAAATTCGTCAACCCCAGTTATTACACCATCTACAACTGCTACCCCGGGATTGACACCAACTAACACACCTTCGAATTCGCCAACTGCGTCGATTACTCCGACACCTACCAATGTTCCGTTTATACCATCAGTGACACCTACTACATCATTAACAAATACACCAACACCTAGTAAGTCAATGGAATGGGTTATTGCAGCATTGAGTGGAAACTGTCCACCAGTCAATTATGTAATAGGTAATGTTAGTCAGAATTCACAAGTTGGTGATATTGTAATATTAGATTACCCGTATTTAACTTACACAGTTCAACGGTGTTTCACTATTTTACAAATAGTACCATCTATTGAACCTTTTAATCAATTATATGCTAGTAATACTAATTTCACAGGATTGACTCAATGTTCTGAAAATTATCCATGTCCAACACCATTAATTTCACAAACACCAACTAATACGACAACTCCTACGCCATCTATTACATCTAGTCTTACACCTACTGTAAGTCCTAGTACTAGATTTATTTTGACTGCGTTTATTAAAAATTGTTGTCTACCAGATCAGACAGGTCTCACTTATAATGACTTATACTACTTCAATGTACCTGAATCATACTATTTTGCTGATGAGTATAAAGTATTCTATCATGATTCAGATTGTTATACACAACTTCCTGATCCATTCTTCCAATTTAGTGGTAACTCAAATTCAATATATCCATATGTAATTGATTCTTATGATAACTGTTCACAATGTTATCAATTGAATAATCTAACTTGTGATGGAGTTACACCAACACCAACAGCTAGTGTCACACCAACTGCTACGCCAACTAAAACAATTACAAAGACTCCGTTCCCAACTCCGACAGTTACTAATAGTCCAACACCATCGATAACTAGACAAGATATTACACCAACACCAACTTCAACACCAAACCTAGTTAAAGTACAATTGAGTGGTATATGTAGTGGAAATATTTACAGTGCAGTTGCTCAGATACCAGTTAACTTTGGAATTGTGGGTGTATTTAGTGGTGAATGTGTTACTTTAGTGGGAATAAATGGAGGTAATGGTACGGAACTATTTACACCACAATACTTTACAGGAAATACGATTAGTGATTGTTTGAATGATAATGTCTGTTTCACACCTACACCTACTACTACACCAACTCTGACACCTACTAAAACACTTACAAGAACACCTGCTAGTACAACCGCGGCACGTTATTCATATCTCTATTATTTATGTGTTTCTTGTGATGATGACACAAAGTACAAGTATTTTAATATAGTTGCTGACTTCCCGGTTAATGGTGTTGTTAAAGATCCGGATTCTTCAACTTGTTACAAACGAGTTATGCAATTGGAATCTCCTAGAAATAATCAGGCTCCTAGTGTAAATAGTTGGTATACTGATTGCGATGTTTGTTATAGTTCAAATAGGGTTATAAGACCAACGGTTACACCTACACCATCAGTGACTGTTACTAAAACACCAACTTCAACTCCTTCGTTTAGATTAAGATTGGCTAAATCATGTTGTACATCAGAATATACTTATGTAAATGCTAGTGAATATTTACCAGTTGGTACAATAGCTACTGGTGAGGCTGGTTGTTATGAGTTATTTGAAAGTTTGGCTGTTGGTCCGTTCTTTGGTTATGAATATGTTGATCAAACTAATTTTAATAATTGTTATACTTGTACCGAACAAGTTTCTTGTTATAAGTCATATGTCTTGTTTAGCTGTGAAAATAATAATTATGAGATAGTAAATATTAGTGGTGATCTAAGTGTTAATGATAGAATCATATATAATTTATATTGTTGGTGGGTTATTGAAGAAATTCCTGGTGAGATTCCGGGATATGAATATCTTGACAATGTAATCAAGTTCGAAGACTGTGACTCATGTAATGACTATTTACCGACTTATTATCAAGAAAATATGATAACACCTTCATCTACACCAAATCAGACACCAACACCTACTTTGACACCTAGTATGACACCGACTCAATTAACAAATGTGATTCCATTAACAACTAGTACTACAGTTGGAATCTTATTTGGTGATGAGGGATATAGATATTCATTTAATGGTGGTGGTTACAATTCTGAATATGGGGTTGGTTTAGGAGTATTTACAATTAAAGATGTAAAGGCAGACTTCGCAATTGCATTCTATAATAGATTTACACCAGGATTCACATATTCGGGTCAATTTGAAAGAGGATTAAAAGACGGTATAGATGGTAATGAGTATTTGTTTGTCTATGGTGATGTAACTATTAATATTACTCAACCATTCACAACTGTTAATTTTGAATCTTATTATCATGGTTTGGCTCATATAGGTGATGGTATACAATTCTTTAATAGTTTTAGTAGTCCTGAAAAATGATGGTGGATAATAAGGCTATTATACTTTCTAGTTTTTAGATTCAATAATCACTTTACAATTATTTATATTTTACGAATTTTTCTAAGTAAAATATAATAAAATGCCTAGAAAAAAAGAAACAATATTCGTACAAATAGCGTCTTACAGGGATCCTGAATTAGTTAAGACAATTGAAGATATGATTAAAAACGCTAAAAGACCTAAAAACTTGGTCATCGGTGTTTGTAGACAATACCATCCAGAAGATGGTTTTGATAATTTAGATAAGTATTCTAAAGATAAAAGATTTAGAATTATCGATGTACCTTACCAAGAAAGTAAAGGAGTCTGTTGGGCAAGACACCAAGTACAACAAGTGTATAGTGGTGAAACATATACATTACAAATTGACTCACACATGCGTTTTGCACCTAATTGGGATGTTGAAATGATTGATATGGTAAAACAGTTACAAAAACAGGGAATTCCAAAACCTTTATTAACTGCTTACGTATCATCTTTTGATCCAGACAATGATCCTCAAGCTAGAGTACAAGAACCCTGGAGAATGGCGTTTGACCGATTTATACCGGAAGGTGCAGTATTCTTCTTACCAGAAACAATACCGAACTGGCAAGAATTAGATACTCCAGTACCGTCTAGATTCTATTCTGCACATTACGCGTTTACTCTTGGTAAGTTTTCAACAGAGGTCCAACACAATCCAGAATATTATTTCCATGGAGAAGAAATTTCAATAGCTGCTAGGGCTTACACTTGGGGGTATGATTTATTCCACCCACATAAAGTTCTCATATGGCACGAATATACTAGAAAAGGTCGTACAAAACAGTGGGACGATGATAAGCAATGGGTAAGTAGAAACCAAAAATCTCACGCAACTAACAGGAAACTTTTTGCGATGGATGGTGAGGAACAAGAAGGTCATGATGGTGAATATGGATTTGGTTCTGTCAGAACACTTCAAGAATATGAGGAATATTCAGGATTACACTTTGGAAAAAGAGGTATTCAACAATATACTCTAGACAAGCACTATCCACCAAACCCAGGAATTGATCATTACGGTGATGAAGAATCATGGTTAGAGAGTTTTGCAACAATATATAAACATTGTATTGATGTAGGTTATGATTCTGTTCCGGAAAAGGATTATGAATTCTGGGTTGTTGCATTCCATGATAGTGATGACAAAACCATTTACAGAAAAGATGCGGATAAGTCAGAAATTGATAGGATGATGAGGGATCCCGATGGATACTGTAAAATTTGGAGAGAATTTAATATTACTGAAAAACCGGCATATTGGGTTGTTTGGCCATACTCCACAGAAAAAGGGTGGTGTGAAAGATTAACTGGAAATTTATAATTTAAAAAATGATGAGTGGGAAAATTTCTGAAATTTTAACGTTTCATAATAAAAAAGTTGATGGTAGTATTATAAACCACGAGCAAATAATGCACCTAGTGATCAACTTAAATACAGTTTTAGAAAGTAATTTAGATGGTGACGTTGTTGAATTGGGATGTTATGTTGGAGAATCAAGCAAGTATCTCAGAAAAACGTTAGACACTAACCAAAGTGATAAAAAGTTATATGTCTATGATTCTTTTGAAGGTTTACCAGAATTAAGTGAATGGGAAGAAAATACTGGATGGAGACCATTTACTTTAAAGACTACCAAAGACGTATTAGTATCCAACTTTAGACAGAATAATCTCAATCCACCTGATAGAATAGTCAAAGGTTGGTTTAAAGATATTAAACAACAAGATCTCCCAGAAAAAATATCTTTTGCATTTTTAGATGGTGATTTTTATGATTCAATATATGATAGTTTAGTAAAAGTGTATGATAGAATGGTTGAGGGAGGGATGATATTTTTTCACGATTATTTGAGACATGATCTACCTGGTGTAGATGCGGCTATTAGAGACTTTTTTAGAGAAAGAGGAATTCATTACGATGTAGAGGAAGTTTGTGGTCAACTAGGTAAATTTATTGTTAAAGGTAAGTCAAATAAAATTTTGACTAATAGATTACAAGACTCTTTAGAAATTGAAATAACACAAGAAAGTGAAAAAGTGGTCAATCAAGAAGGTGATGATAGTGATATTACTATTGTCACGGGTATATGGAATATTAAGAGAGATGAACTTAGTGAAGGGTGGTCCAGATCGTATAAACATTATATAGAAAAATTTAAACAAATACTTTCAATACCGAACAACATGATTATATTCGGTGATGATGACTTGAGTGAACTAATATTTGATAATCCAAATAGGACTACTGAAAATACTCAATTTATAAAAAGGACTCAAGATTGGTTCAAAAATCATATGTATGATGAAATTCAATCGATAAGGAATAATCCTGAATGGAAAAATCAAGCTGGATGGTTAGTTGATTCAACTCAGAGTAGATTAGAAATGTATAATCCGTTAGTTATGTCAAAACCATTTTTACTTAATGATGCTAGGATTTTTGACAAATTCAATTCCAAAAGATTATACTGGTTAGATGGTGGTATTTCAAATACTGTACATCCTGGATATTTTACTCACGACAGAGTTTTGAGAAATTTGAAGGATAATAATAAAATTACTTTTGTTGCTTTCCCATATGAGGCTGATAATGAAATACATGGATTTGACTATAAGTATATGTGCGAATTAACAAATGCTAAAGTTGATAAAGTGTGTAGAGGAGGATTCTTTGGTGGATCAAAAGATGCTATTGAAAAATTTAATAACGAATATTATGGATTAATGGCGACCACATTGGGTAATGGATATATGGGTACAGAAGAGTCACTCTTTTCAATTCTTTTATATACTAATCCTAGTTTATATGAGTACTATTCAATAAACTATAATGGTTTATTATCAAAATTTTTCGAAGATCTAAAAAACAATGAACACGAGGTAAAATCTGAAAAAAAGAGAATTATTGGTGGAAATACAGATTTAGATGTAAACAAAGTTGCTTTATATATACTTACTTTTAATAGTCCTAAACAAGTTGAAACGTTGTTTAAGTCTATGTTGTATTATGATCAGAATTTTTTGCAAAAACCTGATATATACTTGATCGATAACTCAACAGATTTAAGTACATATAATGAATATAAAATTTTGTGTGACAAATATAATGCAATTCATTTAAAGATGGATGAAAATTTAGGTGTCTGTGGTGGAAGGCAATTTGTCGCTGAACATGCAGATGAAAATGAATATGATTATTATTTATTCTTCGAAGATGACATGTTCTTTTATTCTGGAAAAGATAGTACATGTAGGAATGGTTTCCCAAGACATCACGCTAAGTTATATGATACAATTTTAGAAATAATTAATAAAGAAGATTTTGACTTTTTGAAACTATCATTTAGTGAGTTCTATGGTGACAACTCGACCCAGTGGTCTTGGTATAATGTACCACAATCCGTCAGAGAAGAGTATTGGCCAGACTATAGTAAACTTCCTAGGATAGGATTAGATCCTAATGCTCCTAGGACTGTATTTAATAATATAAAAATACATAATGGATTACCATATTCTGATGGTGAAGTTTATTATTCTAATTGGCCACAGTTAGTTTCTAAAACAGGAAATAAAAAAATGTTTTTAGATACAAAATGGGCTTCTCCTCACGAACAAACTTGGATGTCATTCATGTTTCAAGAGACAAAAAAGAATGTAATTAAACCAGGGATTCTTCTTTTATCACCAACAGAACATGATAGATTTGATCACTACGAAGCAAGTCTCAGAAAAGAATCATAAATTTTTTATAAAAATTGGATTGTTGGTTATTTATATGTAATCGACTTTAGTTATGGCACTTTATAGACGGAAATGTTCAATTGTAAATTCAAATTGTGTAGTCACGGGAGGTACTGCTAACTTTGAGTTTGCTTTTGACATTGAAGTTGGTAAATACTTTTTTTATAATGAAAAATGTTGGGTTGTTGATGAGGAATCAGACACAGCCCAATTGAGTGTCACTAATATTCCGGTATATGCGGATTGTCAGACTTGTATTGTACTTAATGGGGTTGAAGATATACCTGAAACTTCGGAGAAAAATATTACATCGGAAAAATATGACTACGGTGTAAAGTTAAGAAACTGTTTTTGGGGTGAAGGTGATGACCCAACCTATAAGTTTTACCCTATAGGTTCAGAGGAAGAGTTTATTTTTGGTGCACCTCACCCGAGTTTACCTCCAATGTGGAATGCTGAGGGTAAACAAAAGTGGACTTATGTTGAGGATAATCAGACAAGTTTTAATTTCTATGGTTTTGATCAATTCAATGAATTTGATTTCAACTTTGATTATGTAGAAAAAGAAAACGGGGAATATACGATTCATCCTAGATTTTACTGGGGTAATAAATGGATCGTCAGAGAAACAACGAGGGATTCGATAACTGGTGAAGAGGTTGAAATTAGTACTTGTTATACTATCACTGATATCAACGGTGAGATACCAGAGTATACAGAAAATAAAGATAATCCATTAGGTATCTCACTACCAACAGATTATGATAAGTTTGCATTTACATCACTTGGTTATTCACCATCTAGTGAAAAAACAGATTATCTTGATCTACCAGGTGTTATATCAGACGACAAACCCTCTTTAATACAAGGATCTGGTTGTAGGACTTATGAAGAAGATTTCACAAATCCTAAAAACAATAATTGTAAAACCCAATATCCTCCTTTAGGAATTGCTCGTAATCAAAAAATGTTGAATGATTACGATTTAACTGATTGGCAATGGCACGACAAATTCTATAGAGGTTATGCGATTCTCACTGATTGTAGTAACTCTCAACCTGGTGGTATAGAGAATAATATTTTAGGTCCATGTAATAGTTTTTATACTAATCCGTTTGGTGAGTATGATCCTAATCTTTCTGGACAATTACCTTTTTTCTGTCATGTCCAAAATGATAATACAAAACCCAAAGTCATATGGAACTTTTTGGGTGATCCAATCGGTGATATAACAGGTTTTTATAATTCATCGAATCCTCTACCTAATTCTCCAAATCTTGGATGGTTTCCTTATAGTAATAACTACCTTGATTGGCTTGACTGGGATGGACCAGTTAGTGAAGGTAATGAACCACCATTTGTAAATCCTGATCACTTAGCAGGTGCATTTAGTGCTTTATCTTGGAATAGGTTGATTAATTATAAGTATGATTATACCTACCAAGTTGGGTTTATGAATCAACCAGATACATTAACATATTTTAATAGATGTTATAAATTACACTGGTTTTTTGAGGTTAGGGACGCTGTAGGTGAGGGATCACAAGTTTTATATCAAGCCTTTTCAGATGTATATCCATTACAGTCCTATTATAACGAGAATGCAGCTTCTAATTGGACACTTGATCACTGGTTAAAAACATATTATGATACCAGTTTTGATGGTCTAATTAATGGTGGTGGTTTTGTAACAGCAGCAATCCCCGCTGGGGGTACTGACTTAGCGGTAAAAGATCAAGAGGGATTACCTTACACTGAGTCTGGATTAAATCCTGGATATAATGACTTTGAAATCAATGGAGTAGAATATGAATTACGATATATACCGTACATAGTTCCTCAAACTTTGTATCTACCTTCAGATGAGATGACAGTAATATGGAATGAACAAGAATTTGATTTTCCTATTGAACCAAATTTAGTTCAAGCATTCTACAACGGTGTCGCTTATGAGTATTATAATGTGTACGAAGTTGGTGAATGGAATTTTACTGGTGATTGGGAAGAAGATGCTGATGGAAATAGTGTATATAATTACTGTGCTGGAGGAGGATGTACACCGATTCAATATTTCTCACAACCACCTGTCTATAGTTGTCCAGATGTTGAACCGAATGAGCCATATGTTAAAGTAAGACTTTTATGTGATGTTAATACATACAGTGGGTCTGGTGAAATAGAAGATGATCAAATAGTACCGAAAGATACTGAGTTACTTGTTAAAGTTTTGAGTTGGGGTGAAACTTTATCTTTAGAAGAAGTTTTACAAATTAATGGGTTAAATGATGGTAGTGGTGATCTAACATGTAAGTATACCCGAGTTGACGGTATACCTGTAGAGATATTAGACGTAGTAAGTGCGAATTATATAAATGCGACTTATGTTGATGAAGGTTTAAATAACCAATCAGCCTGGAATGCTATTGAATGTCCATTATACTACGGACCATATGGAACATCGTCATTTTGGGTAGGTACATTTGGTGCACCATTTGGGACCCTTAATGGATCCAGATTTTACGGTTTATACGAAACTGTTTTAGAGGCAACAACAATTGATCCTTATCAGACTACGAATGTTGAATATCCAATTATTGAAAATCCATATGATCAAAATCCTTTTGTTGATTATGACGAAAATTTCACAAGTCCGAGATGTAGAGGATTTAATGTGTGGAGATCTTGTGTGACTGGCAGACTTTTCAGGTTCAAAGTAAATGGATATTCTACTTCGACAAATGATCAATACATAGTAATCAAAGATATTGATTATAAACCTAATGGTCCATATTGGGCAAGTAACCTAGCATTTACTGATTTTCAATATGAAATGCCTTCTAGTGATATTAGTAATGGTGGTGGATGGGATCTATTTGGACGTACTTGTCAATTTTTCTCTACTAGTATAGATCTGACAGATGATTCAGATTCATTGACTCCCGAAGAATTTGAAGGTTGTTTCACTTATTTTGTTGATGAATTTGAAGAAAATCAAATTCAAAATATCATAATAAATGATGGTCCAGAGTTTAAATTTGAACAAGTTTACGATATTATATTTGAACAATTATGTGGAAGTAATACTTGTGTACTCCCAGTCAATAACTACTACGGGAATTGTTATATTGAACCGTGTGGTGATGGAATATCAAACGCATGTTTAAGTTTAACGACGGCTGGTGGAGAAGAAAGAACAGTCATAGTTGTAGAACATTGTTGTCAATGTGATCCCGATTCCATGTATGGACCAGAAGGTAATTATTTTGGTTTTGATAGAGATTCATATAACTGTGAAGGTAAGTTACAAACTTATAGGTTTGCAACTGCGGAACAAATCGAACAAATACAGAATGAGGGTGGATATTTTTCAAGTGAAGCGCAAATAACACAGGATGGTGTCTCCTACGGATCTGACTTCAGTGGTCTTTGGAGATTGGTTGAAGTTACAAATATTTCTACATTTTTCATAGATTCACCACTTCATTTTAATATATTAACTACAGGTGAAAATTGTGACGATACGTTAAGTAAGTTACCTTTAGGTGACACTGGACAAGAAGCTCCTTGGTTTGGAGGTGAGTGTATCTACGAGTATTTCCAAGGATGTAACTCAGGAAACTTTTATCATATATGGTCGGATATTTGGAATGAAAGAGGTAGAGGTTCAGATAGAAGACCAAACCTGAACGAAAATGGTGAGGTAATACAGCAATTTAATGATTTTGACTTCAATGGTAATAACTTTGGTTGGACAATTCAAAACAATTATGCACTTGTAAATGGTTGGTTAGGGTCTGGTGATAGAAAACCAACAACTTATAAATTATCTATACCTGCATGTGCATACAACAACGTTGATGGATTTGACAAATTACCGAGACCAAATGGTAATGACTATGGGTATTGTGATAATTTATGGGAGTACTATACAAATTATGAGGGAACAGGTGCTAGAGGTCCACTTTATGAATACAATTTTGGACCTGCTGATGGTACACCAGATGGAGTTCCTTTTGGTGTTTTACTAGACGAAAATTTTGGATCAGTTCTTACACCTCACTCAAAGGCCTATAATCCAGGTATCTGGGAGTACCAGGGTCTTAAAGGAGAGGTTAATACTAGATCTAACGGATCTAAGTTTGGTTTAGGTTCGGTATTCCCGCACAGGGCGAAAACGTATCAAGATTGTGCTGAACCATTTTTTGATTTTTCGAATGATTGTAGTTGTAATGATCAAATATTAATTAATGTTTATGGACCAACCCCACTTAACTGGGATTTCGATAATACCCAAACAGGTAATGGATGGAGTGAGTATTATAATAACACTTTAGGTCAACCGCTTGTTTTAGATTTTACAGTACCCGGTGATGCGACTTGGAGTGGATATCCTACTCCGGGTTCGAATGAGCCTTCACCAAATGGAAACTTCTTTAATGAAACCTTCTTGTATTGGGAGCACGTTGCTGGTTTACAAGTTTATTGGACAGATGATGATGGTCCAAATGGGTTTACTGATTTTATTTACCTAGAACCAGGTGCAACACGAGATGTTGTTGGTAACTATAAGAGTTTTAAATATAGAACTGGCCCCATTGCTGTTGAAGATGGTGGTGCCTGGACTGAAAATTATTCTGGTTACACATGTGTAAGATCTATTCCAATCCACAGGGCTGATTTACCTAAAGTTGTTATGGGTGAACCACCGAGTGGTAATTATGGTTGTGGTGTAGATCCTAGTGATACCCCAACATCTTACAGTGATAAAAGGACATATAGAAAATCATGTGCATATGGTGATCCAACGTATAACGGATCTAAAATACCTGTAATTCAAGTAGGTTTAGGTTTTAATAGAATTACACCAGTGTATCAGTACACTAAAGATGGTATTGATGATGAAACTGCTAGAGGCGAAACACTAGAGGGATTCCAATTAATAAATATTTTTAATCAAGAAGTATTAACAATTCAAGATTGTCCTAATATTAATTCGGCAACACCTGCAACTCCAAATGTATATTCTAATTATTTTGGTGTATTTAACACTGAAATTTTAGATTTTGGTACTCAAAATGATGATAATTTCGCAGGGATTTCTTGTTGTATAACTGGTCGACCATATGCAACAACCCAGTATTTTTACCCATGGGAATTAGAAAGTCTTCCGTTTGTCAGAATAGCCAATATATATGATGTACTTTATAAGTTATTATATCAAACAGGAAATGTTGTACAAGAAACTCAACAAAACATTTGCCCGTCACCTCAAAGTGATGTTCAATGTTTTGATTACGAAGTAGTATGGGGTGGAGATTTTACAGATACCCAACCAGGTAAAGTTGGTGTATTTTTGAGTGATAATGCAGTTCTTTCATTTACAGGTGAATTAGAATCTCCTATGGGGATTAGGATTAACAGATATGATTTGAATGGAAATGACAACTATGATTTCTTATCAACTATAATACAAAATGGGTTCCAGACTATCAGATTAATCAATTCAGTCACTGAAGCACAGATTGATATTTGGGAACAGGAAGCCTTTTGGATGGGTTCATCACCTAGTGATCCAACACCAACACAATTATATGTTTCAGGTATTATTGTGGGTAATACCACGGACTTTGGTGAAAATAATTACGAAGATTTCTTAGCTAGAGTATGTATAACACCGAACAGTAATCCCGAATGTTATCAATACCCACTTTTAACTTATCAAGTAAATTTACAGTCTTGTTGTAGTGAAGATAACAATATAATAGAAAATGTTTTTGTCTATGTAACACCTGAACAAGCATATGGGTTACTTGCACAAAACCAAGATTTAAGTCCACTTCAGTTATACAATAATTTTAATACATTTTTCAATCAACAACCCGGTCAATATTCTTATTTATTATTCGAAAATGAAATAGACTTCTTAAGTGGTGCGACAGTCGTTGCTTATGGTGACTTCCAGTATACATATACCGATATTGATATCGACATTGTAGATATACCTTTCCCTTTCCAAGATAATATAGAGTACTCCATAAGTACGGAAACTGATACTGTACAAGACATCAATTGTTATAAAATAGTTCAAGGGTCTTATACTCCAATAAATTGTGGTGATGACTTGAATCCCACAAAGTTTGTTTATTTACAGTATACTCCAGATGCTCCAGGATTTTGGAATTGGCAGTATCTAGAAGAATTTGGTATTGATTACGGTGGTATAAGTCAACCGTTCTCTTTCCCTGATAATTGTCTTGGTACTGGATTATTGGAGAGTACAACTAATCCTTTACCTTTATGTAATTGTCTACAACCATGGGAATTAAGAAGGGTACTTGTCAGATTCAAATTTTGTTGTCCTGAAATATATGAAGAGGTTTTATGTCCAGGAACTGCAGGTAGAGACATTGATGATGGTGGATCATCTGAATGTTTTCCAGAGTGGTGGTACGTTAACGTATCATATGACTTTATAATCAATTATCCTGTCAATACGGTATTCCTAATGAAGAATCCTTATATTCTTCAATATGGTGCAGATTTCATCAATTCAACACTTCAAAATCAAAGTCAGGTTGAGGAATTAATAAGTAGTACTTATGGGATTGAACTACCACCATGGATACAATCTGGTGAAAATGTTGGAATACAACACGCTCTGATGACTTATGGTGGTTTTGTTGGTGAGTACGATCCAAGTTATACTAATTTATTTTATGGAAATTCTAATAATTTATCAGTAGATACTGAATCTTCAATCATCTTTGATTTTGATAATATTTTAACTTGGTTAGACGATTTAGAAGAACAAGGTGCACCCCCGATACCGAACACATTTGCTTATGATCCAAAACACTTATATGTAGATCAAACAAGTTCTAATGGGCCGATCGGTTACTGGCCTATTCACTATAGACCTGAACAGGTACCTGCAGGATTCGATTCAATATGTGAGTTTGCTTTTAGTATCACGAATCAATACGGACCAAACTGGAGTACTATTATTCAAGGAGAAGAATATAATATTCAATACAATGATGACGGGACACCTCAGTGTCAATTGGCACCAGTATTACAATATAGATTAATAGAGGTATGTTGTACTGGTGAAATATTTGTATTAGATATAACAAATGCTAATGAAGAGTATTTCCAAAATTATCCACCTTTTGGTAACGTTGCACAAATTCATTCGATTGGGTCGACATTACAATCAATTTTAAACATTCCAACACCTGAATATAATAGTTCTTGTGGTGATGTTTATGGAGTTTGTATTAAAGATGTTACAACATCATATTGGGGTAATGTTACAAACCTACAACAATTAAATGTTGGGATCATTGAAAATAATAAATTAATTTTCCATCCTAATTCATTTACATCATGTGAGTTTTGTAACGAAGATGAATGTTCACAATTATGTGAAATCAAGTATTACAAAATTCAACCTTGTTGTCCAGAATTTAATGGTACATTTGCAACCCCATATTGGGTAGCCCTTAGTTTTTATGTAAATCCATCAACAGGTCAAGCTCCACCAGATAATGCTAATAGTTATACGATTTGCGATGGTGTAGAAAACGGGGTAATTGTTGGTGATATAAGATGTGTAAGTGTAATCGAGATATCCGATGAACAACCTGTACCAAATGTTCAATTCAAGGTTGCCCTTAATGATTATACCAATTGTTCACAATGTATCGATGAGGCACATACGATCGATAGTTTATGTGAAGTTGCGACATTTAGAGGATGTAATAGTGGTGATTACTACATTCTACTACAATCTGGTGGTGGATTTATCCAAGAACCTCTTGGAACGGTAGTCTCCAAATTCGGTATAGTACAACAACCACCTACCCTTGGAAATATTGATACCGTAAATATAAAGGATGAAGATACTTGTATTCAAGCTTCAATAGTACCTAGTGGTGTTCAACCAGAGGTAGTAGTAGTACTAGCATTTAATCCCGCATTTAATTTTGGTATATCAGAGTGTGGTCAACATGAAGAATGTGGATATACCCCTCCACCACCAACTATTTACAGACTTGGAACTTTTAGAAAATGTTGTGATCTTGAACAAACAGTAAAATTAAACTATCCTGAAGATTGGTCGTTATTAACTGATTTTGTAGCTGTAGAGTATGACGATACTTGTTGGAGATTTAACCCAAGCCAGACGGCACTCAACGAAAATAGTATATATGATTATGTTGATGTATATTTCGAAAATGGTTGTGATGAATGTACAGAATTAATTGATCCATGTCCTCCACCAGAACCAGAATATGAAATAGTTGCGGCAGTACCTTGTTGTGGTGGAACCGCAATTAATGTAGAAATAAACACATTAATAGAAATTCAAGAAGGTGATGGTGTTGTTGTTGGTGAAACCTGTTACTTTTTAGACACTAACTTATCTAGTCAGACACCTTCATTTGGTACCTTCGATGATGTTATTCCATTTTTATGTGATAACGAAGTATGTGATTGTGGTGATGATGTTGAACCTGAAGAATTACCAGTCACTATAGAGTTGACTGACTGTTGCACTGGTACTATTCCTGAAAAAATAAAAATTCCAGCCGATCAATTACAAGATGTATCTGAAAATGGGAGAGTTTATATTATTAATGGATGCGCTTTCAAATTTAGAGCACAAGTACCAACTTCACTTGATGAATACGAATTTAGAGAAAATTGGGATTTTGCAAATTGTAAGGCGTCTAGACTGATCGGGGGTTATAAATGTTCTATTTGGGAACTGGCACTTGGTAGTTGTTGTGATGAATCAGGTGGTATCTTTGGTAATATTAATGTTGTAATTCCGTGTGGTCCATTAGGTATTGACGGATTAGAAGAGAATTGGCCGTACAATGATTATTCAACCTATCTATACGATTTTGGTGATGGACAATATTGTTATTCTATTGAAAATGTCTCTTTTGTTGATTCTGTTGGAGGACCAGTATACGATGAAATAATAAGTAGTATATCTCAGTTTTCTGAAGATTGTCCTAGTTGTAATGAACTAGTACCGTGTCCAACACAAACACAAACGCCTACACCAACACTAACGCAGACTCCTACACAGACTGTTAGTAATACTCCAACTAAGTTTACACAAGTCTGGAGATTAAAACAATGTTGTGATCCTGACGGTACATTTACTGATTTAAATATTGGTTATACGTTTGATAATATCCCGCAACAAGGTCAGTCATTCCTTTACAACTTCAAGTGTTATTATCTAGATACTCCGTTACAAGTTCAAGATAATAGTATAGATGTGATTTGGAATAACGTTACTCATTATGATGATTGTGATGAGTGTAAACAAGAAAATAACAAAAACTGTAAGTCTAGAAAATTAGTAAGCTGTCAGACAGGATTAGTTTATGTAATTGTAAGTTCACAAAATGGTGTATCTGCAAATCTATTACAGTTTAGTAATGGTATAGAACAACAATATTATTTCATTGATCTTTATAATATATCATTAAATGAAGGAGATGATTGGTTTGGTCAAGAAACCCTCAATAGTCTGGATTCATTCTGTTTCTATCCAGTTCCTGATTCAACTCAAGCTGACATTATAATTCCATTAGATGAGACACCAATAGATAGTACATTCTACTCATTATATGTTACTAATGTAGAATCATGTCAATCAAGTTTGTGTAATGCGCCAACACAAACAGCATCCTTTACACCTACACAGACACCAACTCAAACACCAACACCGACTCAAACCCAAACGCCTACACAGACACAAACACAGACTGGGACTCAAACTCCAACACAGACACCAACCACAACTTATTCACAAACACCAACACAAACACAAACACCAACACAGACTCAAACACCTACAAATACTACTACACCTACTTTCACGCCGACACCCAGTAGTTCTTTAACTCCTGGAGCAAGTCCAACACAAACTAGAACTCAAACACCAACACAAACACCAACTTCTAGTAATACTCAGACTCCTACACAGACACAAACACCTACACAAACTTCGACAGTCACAAACTCACCAACTAAAACTGAAACTCCAACTAAGACTCCTACTCAAACTAAAACGCCTACACAGACACAGACACCTACACAAACAGAAACACCTACACAGACACCAACACCGACAAGTTCATTAAGTGAAGTTAATATAATTGTTAAAGATTGTTGTTCAGAAACAATTGAAAAACAAATAAGAATTCATAGTCAAAACTTAAGTTGGGTTGATGATAATAAATGTTTTGTCATTGATGACTGTTGTTTCTTTGCATCTTCGATAGGTGGAAATGGTGAAGATGGTATATATCTAAGTTATGATTTTGAAGATTGTACTACATGTACTGCACCTGTAAATTATCCTTGTAATAGTTGGTTATTAGGTTTAGAAGACTGTTGTGATGGTACTACGACTTCATTGTTCTTTAATATTGGATGTGGTGACGAATTAATAGTGAACTTAGGTACTCACGTTAATATAAGTGGTACTTGTTATAAGATAATAGAGTATGCACCAATCCTAATTGCGGCTCCTTATCTATCACCCGATAATTTCCATAATAGTTGTGATTGCTCTGAAGATGTTACGCCTTGTCCCACACAAACAGCATCATTTACACCTACAAACTCACAAACTCCAACTCAAACACCTACAAATTCTAACACACCAACAAATAGTTTTACTCCTACACCAACCACGACCACTACTCAATCTAGGACCCCAACAAAAACACCGACACCGACAACAACTCCAACACAAAGTATTATATTGGTAGAGGCAATTGCTTGTTGTAATACAGTATTAGGTGAACAGATTATTGAAAGTTTTGTACTCGATAATTACGTTCCAAATCAAGATCTTGAAACATTTAGTGTTCCTTCATATCCGTCAACATGTTGGCAAGTATTATCATATTCAGTTGTAATTCCACCTGGTGCTACAGTTGAAACCGCTTCATTTAGTATTGATTGTAACGCATGTAGACTAGCATTGAACCTGAATCAAAACTGCGATAGTGTTACAGTTCAAGGGTGTACTTCAGGTCAAATATTTACAATTTATGTTAATGGTGAACAGGTTGTAGAACCTATAGGTACAGTAATTAGTTTCTCTGAAATATTATCTAGCTGGGATTCATGTGGTACATTTATTGAATATAATAGTAACTACTCTGTTGTATCTATAGAAGATTATGAATACGCCAATTCTTGTAATGATTTAGTTTGTGATCCTGGTACCCAGACACCCTCAAACTCACAAACTCCAACTCAAACTCCAACTCAAACACAAACTCCAACAAAAACTCCTACACCAACACTATCACCAACACCTACATTACAATGGATTACTATTGAATGTACAGATACTTGTCCTGGACTTGAAAATTCAATTATCTTATTAAGAGTCCCTTATAATAGTGAGATTGTTGGTAGTTTCGTATCGTTAGATGGAAACTGTTACGAAGTGACTAATGTTGTTGAAACAGATCTTTTCTACCCTACTTATACTGGACCATTCCATGATAATTTACCCGAATGTAGTGATTTTGTTGGAACACCATGTCCTACTCAAACTAGAACACAAACACCAACTAATTCACAAACACCATCACAAACTAGAACACAAACACCAACACCTACTAATACTAAAACACCTACTCAGACTAAGACACCTACTCAGACTAAGACACCTACACAGACACCTACACAGACCCAGACTCCAACTTTCACACCAACTGAAACTAGAACACCGACACCGACACCGACACAACTTTTCAGAGTAGTTGCGGCTGTTAATTGTTGTGATGGATTGGCAAAATTGTTCTTAGTTGAGACTGAGATAATAGAATCATACGGAGGTGTTTCAGGTATTGGTGTTGGTAATTTCCCAATAGGTGTATCGACAGATCCTTCAGATTCAGATTCACCATGTTGGTATGTAGTAGAAGTTCCATTCCCATTAGGATTTTACTTTCCAGGACTATACAAACTAACTAATTTCAACTATGGGTTACAAGATAATGATAGTCCTAATTGTTATATTTGTAATGAACAAAATGGTGGTGGTACTTGTGGACAAGCATTTGTGCCTGATCTAGATGACCCAAGTTATATTAATTCGAGGAATGCACTTCTTGAGGTTTCACCAAGCCCTACTCAGTCCGTAACCACAACTCCAACAACTACACCGACATTAACTAATACACCTTCAGTTACAAACTCCAGTACTCCTACACCAACAACTACACCTAATCTAAGAACTTATTTAGCATTACCTTTATGTGAAGATCAGAGTGGTACACCAATAGGTGAACCACAATATGTTAACATGAATGAAGGTACCAGTGTTGGTTCTGAATCTATAATTTTGATTTCAGGTGTGTGTTATCAAGTCACTATAGATACTGGTACTTATGACACTTCTTATCAATATTATTCTCTGACTAATTATACAGGAGCAACAGAGTGTATTAGTGAGAATACTTGTCCATCGGCAACGCCAGTAGTAACACCATCAGTTACTCCAACACTAACACCAACACTTAGTATTACCCCAACAAATAGTCCAACAGTATCGGTCACTCCGACAATACCTTACGAATATTGGAGAATTGATAATTGTTGTAATGAATATACAGAATTTGCTAGGATCACACCAAAAACTGTCACTGTAGGTTCTATTGTGAGTGATGGTACATTCTGTTATACAGTAGAAGAAAAAGTTGATTATGTTAGTAATCCAATCGGGGTTAATATCGTAGAAGGTGCTACTAGTTGTTCAGATTGTAATTGTCCTACTAGTACTGCTACGGTAACACCTTCTGTTACTCCAACACAAAGTATTAGTGCAACAGTTACACCATCAGTAACACCGACGAATACCGTTACACCGACTAATACTCAAAGTATTACCCCAACAAAATCATTGACCGCCACTCCAGGATTAACTAAGACACCTACACCAACACAAACCCCATCACAAACACAAACACCAACAGTTACTCCATCAGTAACAAATACACTAACAGTAACACCAACTACCACTATAACACCAACTAAGACCGTAACTAAATCACCAATATTATCTAGTACACCTACAAATACACAAACCCCAACAAGTACAACAACACCTACTACAACACCTACGATTACACCTACACAAACTGTCACTACGACTAAAAACCTTGTTCTAGGTGTAAATGCAACATCAATAATAGCCTTTAAGTGTTGTGGTGGTAGTCAGACATATTTCTTTAATGTGCCGAATACAGTTGTAGAAGGTCAAACATTTGAATATGGAAATGAGTGTTATTATATAACAAAATATTTTGTAAATGACAATGAAAGTTATGAGTTTATATACGGTGAAATTTTTGCGGATTGTGACACTTGTTTCTTAGACTCGTCAACTACTCCTTGTCCAACTTCAACACCAACTACAACAAATACCCAGACACCATCAAATACACCTTCTAATACAACCACTAATACTAGTGTTCTTACTCAAACTCCGACAAGTACATCGACACAAACACCTACTAATACTCCAACAAATACAACGACACCGACAGTTACTTCTACAAATACTGCCTCACCAGTTTACAATTACATAGGGTGTATAATTGAAGATTGTTATGGTAATGGTGTAGTTCTCACCGCTACGACTCTGAGTTCAAATAGTATAGGTGATGTCGGTGTTGTAAATTACGGTGATTATTCGGGACAGTGTTTCACAATAATCACACAACTACCATCTATATTATCGAATGATGTATTTGTAGTAAATGAAAGTTACTCAGGTAGTTGTTCTACATGTATAGCTTCTAATCCAGGTCCAACGCCAACACCTACTGTTACTACGTCAGTTACAAATTCACCAACTACAACTCAGACACCATCAATAACACCAACCAAATCGATAACACCAACCCAAACACCTACACCTACAAACGGACTTAGAACAGTAGTCGTTAAGAGTTGTTGTACAACAAAATTAGGAGGAAATACTGTAAGTCAACAACTAGTAAATACTTCTAACAATGCTCAAGTTGACGATGTAATTAGAATACAAAATAGTTGTTATGTAATAACTGAAATTTTAAGGGTAGTATTAAGTGACTTAGATTTTTATCCGATAGCATTTGTACACGTAGAAGGTGAAAATACATGTACTATATGCTTGAGTGATGATGAGACAGTACCATGTCCAACTTATACACCCACACCAACACCAACAGTTACGTCAACATTTACTCTTACACCAACAACGACTTATACCTACACACCAACAAATACAAATACAGTTACTAACACTCCAACTGTAACAAAAACAGTCACTGTAACACCTTCTTTGACTATTTCTCTAACAACTACTATCACTCCGACGGTAACAATAACTAATACTCCAACTAATAGACCTGGATCTTTATTACCCAAGGCACCATTTAGAATTGATGGTATAGACGTTGGACTTACAGCGTGTTGTCCCGGAACTAACGGTACTGTGGTAACTGCAAATAGAACTCTATTTGTACCTGATGAAATAACAGATACCCTTCAAGTAGGTGATACGATTTCTCTTGAAAACGGTGTAACAAAAGATGGTAAATTATACAAGTGTTTTGTAATAACGTCATTGAATCTTGCATTTGTTCCCGAACAGAGTGACTTTATTTTTAACTATTATGGACCTGAAGGTAGTGAACAATGTAAAGCATCTGAAAGTGAAGAATGTCATAGTCAGTACTGTGAACCATGTCAATTACCAGGTACTTTTATTCAATTTACAAATTTTGGAACCAATATAATAGAATTTAGACCTGTTGGTCAAGTTATAAAAGTTGTTCATGGAGGATTTATAGATTACCCAACTTTCAATAATGACGACAATAACTGCTTCACATATGTAGATTCAGAAACAGTTGCTAGTGGAAGTTTAAGAACATATGAATCAATTGAAGTTGTTGACGAATGTAATACTGTTGGTTGCTACGGATATGTACCAACTACACCGACAGCTTCATTTACACCCACAACTACTCAAACTCCAACACAGACCATAACTGAAACACCTACCCAAACCCCAACACCTACGATAACAAAAACATCGACACAGACGCCTACTGTAAGTAATACACCAACTAATACCGCTGCTATTACTTACAAAACAGTATATGCTAGACTTGATTGTTCTGGATATGGAGATAATTTTATACCATACAATATACCAGATGATGGTATAAACTATCAGTCAATATATTATGTATTCAATTGTTGGACCATTTTTAACGGTAATGCTCCTTTCAACGAATATGCAATTCAAGTTGGATTTGAAAATCTATATTTAGATTCAGAATCATGTGGTTCAGTAAATGCGACGACACCGTGTCCAACAGTTACTGCTAGTTTCACACCTTCACCAACTTCAAGTATAACAAAAACTCCAACACCAACACAAACTACTACACCTACAGAAACTCCAACAAATACACCTTCTAATACAAATACAACTACTCCAACACCAACAACTACACTTACTTCGACTAAATATTTAGAACTCTATAAGTGTGAAAGTTGCTGTGATGGTGAGACAGCTTCGTTCCATTTCTTTGTTGATACTATTGATCTTGTAGATGTGAATGGTAATAAATCTTTCGAATATAATGGAAGATGTTGGAGAGCTACCGAAGGTCCATATGTACAACAGGGAGATCTCCCAATTATAACCACTGTTTACGAAAATTGTGTATTCTGTTATAACGCGACTGGTCACTACTGTACACCAACCCCAACTGAAACAGTTACTAGTACACCTACAAACACTGTAACATCATCACAAACACCGACCAATACTGAAACACCTACTAATACACCAACAGTAAGTAATACTCCAACAAATAGTGTTACACCAACAAGTAGTATTACACCTACTAATACACAAACACCGACTAATACACAAACTGTCACACCATCTATCACCCCTACATTTACACCTTCAGTCACACCATCAATAACTCCTACCAATACTATTACCAATTCGAATACGCCGACTAATACACCATCAATAACTCCTACAAATACTCAGACAAATACACCAACACCAAGTAATACTAGAACAAATACCCCGACACCAACTCCGTCTAAATCTTCACAAGCAACCCCCGAACCAACTAGTACTGCTACTGAAACACCTACACCTACATCTTCGATAACACCTTCGAATACTGTTACACCATCTATTACTCCAAGTAATACACAGTCAGCTACACCTTCAGTAACACCATCTATTACCCCTACATTTACACCTTCCGTAACACCATCTATTACTCCAACTACCACAACAACATATACAAATACACCATCAACAACACCAAGTAATACCCCAACTAATACTCCAAGTAATACACAGTCAGTTACACCTTCTACGACATTAACGTTATCTATAACACCTAGTCAGACTCAGACTAATACTTTAACACCAACAAGTTCAGTTACTGTCACACCAACTAAAAATGTATCAAGATATATTGCTGAGTCGTGTTGTCCTGGTGATGGAACTACAATTGTACTTTCAGATGCGGGACTTGATATCACAGGTAACACTTATTTTGTAGTATACGAAGGACAATGTTATGAACTCGTTGATGAAGCTACTGTACCGGTAAGTAATTTATCATATTTAGTTCCAAACTTATATACTGATTGTATTGATTGTGCTAATCAAAATATAATAGCATCTCAGTGTCCAACTCCTACACCAACAAATACACCGGCACCTACAGAAAGTATTACTCCTACACCTACTAATAGTGCTACCCCGACTCAAACAAAACCAATAGTATATAAGACTGTTGGTGCTATTATTGATTGTCCAGGTTCATCATTTGAAGGTAACGTATTTTATTTTAACATTCCTGATGACGGAATTAGTTGGGGAGCACTTTTCTATTTTACCACATGTTTCAAAATCACTGGTGATACTACATATCAATCCTATTGGGTTGAAATTCCATATGATGATCTTTATATTACGTTGTCTGAATGTGAAACAGAAGAACCTAGTACTCCGTGTCCTACACAAACTGCAACAGTAACACCTTCGATTACAAGTTCGCAGACACCTTCCGTAACACCATCTATTACTCCAACTACCACAACAACATATACAAATACACCATCAACAACACCAAGTAA